TGAAAGATTAATCTTAAAAGCTGTAACCGACAACGCATCAACGTATAAGAACTATTTAGATAGCACCGGAAGTGTAGTAAAGATGTTTAGTGAGCGAATACCTTGCGGAGGTAAGGAGGGATGTAATCAATTTTTAGATAATATATTACCGGAAACTGATGGTACTGCTGTGGGGTATTTTACAGAAAAAACACTTGAAGCGGGGACAAGAGAGGTAAAAACATTTGCTAATCATATGGTAAAAGCTTATCAAGATTATATTAATATAAATACAGATTGGCCAAAGGCAGATAACTTAGGAAATACTTCAAGTTATAGTTATAGTGAGTCATCTTCAGAAGAGATATTCAGGAGACGAAGATTGCATCATCACAATACAGCATCATCTACAGATAGTTAAAATGGTGGGTACAAGCCTTGTCTAAAAAACGATCGTTTTCTGAGTAGTTACCGATCAATCAAAAAAATACAAAAAAAACTACTCAATAACCCGTTACAGAATTCTATACCCGGAAATCCCCCTTAGTTTATCTTTTCTTATTATTAATTAAAATTTCCCTACCTCGTTTTATTTGTATGGTATAATTAAAATAAAACGAGGTGATAAAATGAGTACTTTAAGCGATATAAAAGAAAAAGTAGAAGAGTTTTTAGATATAGCGCCAGATGAGCCGAAATTAACAACACGTCAAGAACAGATAGAAGCTTCAAAAACTAATAAGATAGTAGGTAACAACTTAACCAAGTTCAGGAATGAGGCGGGGCTTACTCGCCAAGAATTAGCAGATAAGCTGAGTATAACAGCAGCAAATATAGGCTCATTCGAAGTTGGTCGCAAAACCATATCAGCTAGATACTTAGCTAAGTTCATGAAATTATTTAATAAAGATATCAACGACTTCCTGGTTAAATAATAATGAAAAAAATTATAGAACACGACGTAAGCAGGTATGCTGTTATAAACGGCTTCCTGGCTTACAATTTTAAGCCTATTTTCAATAATAATCAGGAAAAGTTTCATGGTTTTGTCTCACCGCAAGGACATACCATTTACATACAGTTTAAAAAGCCGGGAGGGAGCCTGCAAGGTTTGCAGCAGCGTGCAATCGATCAATTCAATCAAAGGCATTGCCTGGTGTATGTAGTGGACTCGGTAGAAAAGGGAATAGATATAATAGATTATTTTAAATTTAAGTGCTAAGACATAAATTCAACGCAAAACCACAAGAGCTAGACGGTATTAAGTTCGCTTCTAAAGCAGAAGCTAGAGAATATTTAAAGCTAAAAAAATTGGTAGAATGTGGGGAGGTACTGTTTTTCCTAAGACAAGTGCCTTTTCACCTTCCAGGTGGCGTAAAATACGTATGTGATTTTTTAGTATTCTGGGCAGACGGGTCGGTAACAGTTGTAGATGTAAAGGGTATGAAAACACCCCTTTACATTGCTAAAAAGAAAATTGTAGAAGCCACTTATCCAATTACGATTACCGAAGTTTAAATATTATATCTAATGCCTGTATAGATGCTATGACCTACATAGTGCTTTTCATCTAGATAAACTTTACCAACGGTCTTTGGTTTAGTTAAGCCATAATTTTTAAAATTATAAGCTACCTCCACATTAAGTTGGGGCGACACTTTAAAATTCAGACCAGCTATAAGAGAATGAGTAAAGCTATAAGCAGTTTTTCTATAAGTTGCACCTGTTAACGTTTTGATATTCCTGGAGTTTTTTTGATCAGGAAGTAATATTTTCCAGTGGACAGTTTCATTAATTTGAGATACCCCAGCTCCAACCCCAACAAATGCACTTACATTCTCTGCAACATCAAAGAAATCTTTATAGACACTCAGCATTGTAGTATTAATGACTGTTTTTTTTGTATTTAAAGAAGTGTCATAAAATGTAGATATTTTATTGTTATTATAAAATTGCACTTTCGTATAACTAAATGTTACCTCCGCCCTAAGTGTATCATCAAAGTTAAATCCTGCTCCTGCACCAAGTGATAATTCAGGTGAAAAATTAGACTTTTGCTTCAAGTCATTGAAGTTTTTTATATTGTCTAGCTTATTCATGCCAAGCATACCTTTAAAATAGACTCCGCTGTTATCAGCAAGGGCAGCAAATGGAGTAAGAGTAAGTATTATTGTAGGTATTATTCGTTTTAGTTTTTTCATATAAAGTTTAATGTTTTATTGTGTAATTAATAATATATTAAATCTGTTGTAAAATCAATTAAATATTATTTGCCGCCTTTTTTCTGCTTAATAGAAGCATGAGTTGTTTCTTTAAGCTTGGCTATTTCCATCTCAAGATAATTATTTCTGCTTAACACCTCTCGTCTTAAGTCCACAAAACTGCACTTTTCTACTTTGGAATGATCTTCTATGAATTTATCTACTTCTTCAAATACATTTAATGCATAAAGCTGATCAACATCACATTCGGTTATCTTACAAATTAGATGTTCCTTTACTAAAGAGTAAGCAAACATAAGAGTATCATATTGCTTCTTATCGTTTAAAACTTTTATGATAACATCTATAATACCCTGATCTTTGAATTTTGCCATCTTGCTCAAAAGAGGGGACTCGATATCAGGATTATACAGATAACTTACTGCCTCCTCTTCTAAGCTCCTCCAGCTATGTATATCGGCAGAAGTATAACCGGCTAAATACTCGTTTAGCTTATGATTAATATAGTACACAAGCTCTTGAGTCTTAAATCGCTTAATACCTACTATAAGCCTGTCTTTATATTTATTTAACGGTCTACCTCTGATATCTTCCAGTTCTGAATGGTTCAAATCTACATTTGAAATCAAATCAACCTGCAAGACGCCAAGAGTCATATTATCTTGATGGTTTATAACCCAAAAGCTATTATCTACTTTGCAAATATTTACGTACATTTATTTTTCCTCTTTTTTATGTTTATGTTGTTATGGTAGCTCCTGTTGATGCACTAGCTATAGTGTTAGGTAATCCTCCTTTTAACCTGACTATCGTTCCTGCTCCGGTTGCTAAAACGCACATATTAGATGAGGTGCCGTTATAGAAATTATAATTACCGCCATCTAATGTAACGTCTGATCCGCCTTCTGCAATTAATGACTGCCTACTGGATGAGCCGTTAATAGTGCAATTCACTAATGATGCGTTTTTAGTTCCTATTACTCTTACTGCCTGACCTGTTCCGGAATTCTTGACTGTACAATTAGTCATGTTAAATTGTGTATCTCTATTTGAGAGAATAATAGAGATATCTGAAAGGCTGCTTTCAAGTCTTAAATTGTTATAAGTAATCTCTGAAGTACTAGAATTTATAGGCGTACTGTTGCATCGACCTATATAACTATTACCTAATATTTCAAGCTTTGAACCTTGTACACTAAAAGCATAATGTAAATATTGAGTTCCTGATGGTCCGTTGTTAATAGAAAAATCCTCAAATTTACAATATGAGTTATCACTTATTATAAAACCCACATTCCCGGTGTTTATATTGTTTTCCCCAACTATTTCTAATCCTTTTGAGTACATTACAGAGTTCCGGAAGTTAGCAAAATGACCAACTCCGCTGAGAATAAATTTACCGCTAAAGTTCGGTAGGGTACAATTTGTTGCTGCAATAGCCCAGGCTCTTTCACCTATTATTGTAGTACTTGATGCATATGCTTGAATAGTGATCCAACTTAAATTACCGGAACCTTGAGCCCAAAATGTACCTGATGGAGTATAATCAACATTTAAGTTAACTGTGGCAATTCTATTACCGCCGTCCGCTCCATAATTCTTAATTAAATCACTAATAGCTGCATAAACTGTTTGATATTTACCTGTTGGACCGACTGTTACACTAACTTTATTATCTTCTGGTACATTCTCCGGTATGATTTCTCCCTCATCATTAATAGCATCTGCAGGAAGCGGATCTGCATCTTCTTCTTCTTCAGTAAACATATTCTTGATAAAATCAGTACCGTTATAATATGCCATTATCAAATGACCAGCTTTTAAATTATTAGCTATTTTATCATCTGCATTATCGATTAATTGCTTGTTACCTAACCCGTCTATATTTAGATATACCGCTCCTTTACTATCTATATCCGGCACAAAACTTATGGTCATATTGTTATAATATGAGGTTTTATTGATACCAAAACCAGTTGTTAAAGTATAATTAGTACTGGTTTCACCACCACTTACCACGCCTGCTACAACAAAGCCATCATTGGTATATATAGTATCGGTAGTAGCATTAATTTGATAAAAAGAATCTTCTGCCGCTATATATACTGCTTCTATATAATCACCTGTCGTCAGTGTAACCGTAGTATCGGAATTATATTGCTTGAGCGGCTTATAACTTAAGTCGGCAATTTCTTCATTCCCGATCTGAATCTGCACTGCCCCGCTGCTGTTAATCGGTGATATAAAACCGACTCGCATACAATCGTAATACGTATCTACATTTGCATCATTAGAACTAGCTAGAGTAACCCTATTTTCAGCAGTAGATGTAGCTGAGAAGCCATTTACTGCCGGATTACCCATAGTTTTCACTAAATCTGCTTTTGTTATTTTATTATCTATACCGGCAGATGCTACTCTAGTTAAGAATAAATCGCCGCCCTCTAAGGACGTAACTTGTGCTAAATCCGTTATTTGTTTATTTGCCATATTTTAACTCACTATATTTCTATCTGATACTTTGCGCCAATGCTGCCCGTCGCTAAACACTAAAGAGCCGCCGTCTACTTCTTCTACATATATGTAGCTTCCCTTTCCTTCTTCTGCGGCAGATGGAAGCGTTGTTATAGTATATAACGGTGCTTTCGCTGATGCTTTAAAAGCAGCAATATTCTCATCAAGATACATCAGCCATATGTAAGTTAGGCGCCATTGGTAATTAAACCACTGACGGGGTACTTTTTCTGCACGCCCAAAGCCCTGTAATTTTTTAGCCTCAGGCGGCTCTATTACGTTATTACTTCCGCTAACCGGGTCTACAACATCAATTGCAGCCCAAGTAGGAAATTTATCCGGTCTATCTGTCATATAATTACCTCTGCTAATTCACCGCCGAAATCACTAATTGTATAATCTTCATTGGCGTTATCTAAAGAAAGCTCTAGTAAATCTCCATCACCTATGTCATAAAGATCACCGTTACCTATATCTAAGTTTGCCGTATTTAATGTAAGTTCTGCTAAGCCCTGCCCGCTTAAATCATCTGTTATCGCGTCTGTTTCTACTATTAAGTCATATACGTCGCCGATAGCAGATTCTACTTCGAGCTGACTGATCTCCTGATTATGATAATTACCGCTCTGCACAACAAAATTTGCCTCGGCTGTTGTTGCTTCAACTAGTACAAACGGGTCATTATCGGTTCCTAATGTTATGATTGCTTTCCCGACTCCTGCAGGTGTCATTGACTGCACAAGTGTACTTAAGTTATTAGCGTTTTCATCTGTTTGTACAAATAGTTGGTAATAAGCAGGATATATATCGAAATAATCAATTGACTTAGGATTCAGAATTTTACGAATAGCGTTTATAATTGATTCAGGCTCACCGCCTGATACATTAATCTCTATTTGCGCAATCAATGCATCTCTATAATCCTCATCGTCAAGCCCGTTTCTGCTTAAACCTACAATTTTTCCTATACCGTCTAATTGATAGCCATAAGCAGTAAGTAGGGATCTTTCTCTATAAAGCAAATCACACTGATCTTCTATAACTTGTACTTGAGCAACAATTGCATCAAGGAAAATATTAAAAACTCTACTTTCCTTATATTGCTGCAGCAGCCTATCCTCTGCCTGCTCTACATGATTATTTATTTTAATTAGCGCCATCTTTTAAAACTCCTCTACAGTTACTTGAGATGTATCTGTCATAGCGATTTGAGATGAGGATATAGTAATGTTTGCTGCATTATAAGTGCTACCGTCCGAGCTTATTTCTACCTCTGCATTACTTATTCCCTGCACTTTATATATGGATTGATATAATGACTGGTATATAACGTCCTGTCCGATAGCAAGCGCATTTATTTGCGCAGCTATACTTTGCTTGATTAAATCATCGCCATTGCTAGGGTAATCAGTTGTTTTAGTAAGTGATACGGATACGTAAATAGGTACTGATACCGGTCTTGAAAAGCTAATAGGCTGCTGCCGACCGTTGCTATCGATAACAATCTCATTTACATTGCCGTAAGGCTCGATTCCTGCAGGTTTTACTTCCCATATCGTATTTGCTACTTCATTATCTAACCCGCCTTGTACTAATACTTCAAAACTATGTGGAGGCAACCCTTCTGCACTAGTAGTATTCTTTTGATTTTCAGTTACAGTTGCAGCTGTAACTCCCGGTATATTTAATACTCTTGCTCTGATTGCCTCAGGTGTGCCTGCACCGCCTAACCTAAATGATATCTCTCTTCTTATTCTTAATTGAGTATCAGTCTCTAGGTTTCTGCCTGCTATCCCTGGGTTTTGATTAGTAACGGACAACCAGCCGCTTACCGGAGTTTGTATCACTGTGACCGCATTACTCGGTACCGTAATATTTCCTTTGTCTGTCGCTGTAAATACCGCATTAGTCGTTACGTTATCAATAGACATGTCACTTGAAATATATGCTTTAAAATATGTATCAAGCGTATTTGATTCTAAGTTTAGTATTCCGTTTATATTGCTAGCATCTAGCCCGATATCAGCCGTATTTATACTAGCTACCAGTGCATCAATTACATCATCTTTTGTTTCAGCTCCTACCAATGTATATGCATAGTTGACACCATTTATTGTAACACTATATGAGTCTTCGGAAAGTTGATTTATCGATACGTTCATTTCAATAAAACTCTCATTAGTAAGCAGCGTATCGTTATTTAAACTAAATAAAGTATCAATGCCTATAGCTGATACTTGTGATCCTTTTACTATTAAGGTCTGATTAGTTCCCGTTAATTGACAAGTTACGGTAGTTGCAGTAGCATCAAGCCTGGTAAGACCGTTAATTGATACGACATTATCAAGGCTAATCCCTGTAGCAGTGTCCGGGTACATAGCATTATAAACCGCCTCCAGCGCTAACCATAGCAGCTCTTCTCTTTCTGTATAGATCCCTACTTGCTGACCGAAATTAGAATTATCATCTAATTTTATCGGTCCTAGATTATCCAGCAATTCTGTTTCTATTGCTAATTTTATGACCTCAAAAGGTGGATAATTAAATCCCTGACTTGTTAATCCATAATCAGCCATTTAAACACTCACATCTATTATATTATTATATATATCTCTTACGGTTAAATTCACGTTTAAGACTCTTGTTTGGGTATTTTGCGTAACTTTCAAAGCTAATATTTCAGCTATTTCAGGGATGGTCTGCAGCTCCCTTATATATATTGCTTCAATTCTAGACAGCGATTTGTTTTTGCCTAATATCTCATCAAAATAAGGAAGCCCTAGATCATTATCTAAAAACCACTCGCCTTGGAAAGTTAGTAATACCTGACTTATTCTTTGCGCCGTTATTTGAGTGCTATCGGTAAAAGCAAGGTCATAATCAACAATTGCCCAATCATGCTCCGAGTTTAGTAATATATCTTTTTCTATTGTCATATTTATATCATGATGCTGGTATTGGCGGTCCCGTGGTGATAGTATCGGCAAGGTGAACGTGCGCGTCTATACTTGGGAGAGTTGCCGTGGTAACATCTACACATGTTATGGTGCCGGTTGCTGTAATACTACCTAGGCTCGTTATGCTACCTGATGTTAACGAACTACTTACATTTAATGTACTAGATATGCTCATGGAACCGTTATGCGTAAAAGTACCACTAGTATTAATATTACTTGCACTGAGGCTAATATCATTAGCTTGCAAGCTAATATTATTGCTAGCAGTAACATTTGCCGATTGACAATTTGCAGTTATATTTTCTGAAACGGTTGCACTTAAGTTTTTGCAATTTACGATTAAATCTTCCGATGTGGTAATGTTTGCCACCTTTGAATTTATATTTACATTTTCCCCGGCAGTTATTATAACATTCTTGCAAGTTACGCTCAAGTCTTCTGTGGCTGTAATGCTTGAATTCTTTGAGTTTATCGTAATATTTTCAGTTGCCTCAACAGTGATATTCTCACTGGCTTTTACTACTATATTTTTAGCTGTAACATTTGTATTTTCTGTAACAGTTAAATTAGCATTCCTAGCATTAATGTTAGTATCTTCAGTTGTAGTAATATTGGTATTTTTAGAATTTACATTAATGGTTTCTGCTGCAGTAATATTTATCTCTTTTGTAGTCTGTATATTAAGCACTCCGTCAGGCTTTATTGTAATTACAGAACCTGAATATGAAATTACAACATCGCTATTATTAGTAGCTCTTGCAGGCTGTTTATAGTCGGTTAAGCCCATAATAGCGATTGCATCTGATAGAGTATGCTTACGCGTTGAGTTAGGCTTTTGCCCGCCTCCTCCAAGTAGCCAGTTGCTCATATCTCTATCTACAAATACCAGCATACATGTATCGCCGCGATTTACTGGCATTGTAATAAATGCTCCACCTGAAGCCATGAACACTACAGGAACGCTTGGAATTACAGGATAATCTATTGTTATCCCGTTATCATAAAGCTCCTGCATATCAACTTTAACACTAGCTTTTTGTGTTTTAAAATCATACTCTTCAATCTTGCCTGGCATACATACGCGTATAGAGCCGGCTACATTATCTTTTATTTTTTTAAGCAGGTTAACTATATCATCCATTACGTACCACTATCATTTTGCTATACCACTCAGGACCATGCGTATCACCTACATGCACTAAATCATTTATAATAAATATGCCCGATAACAACTTACTCTCTACTTCCACTAAGTCACCTACTTCTAATTGTGGCTGCAGTAAGGATACAATTCTATATTCATTACTATTTAGCTGACTTAAGTTCTTAGTTTTTATCACCAATTCAGGGCTTTCAATAAGACCTGTGCTAGGCGATAAAAATACGCTTTGGTTACCTGTACCGCTAAGCCCGTTTAATATTTGTAGTAATCCGTTTTGTATCGACCAGAGGAACTTATATTCACGCCCTAAGATATCTAATATTTCTGGAATGGAGCCTACATATGATAATCCATTCTTAATTCGCACATTTTTATTGTAATCTACATATCTCACCGGCAAGCCAAGCTTTGCTATAATTGTGTCGATAATTGCAGATAAAGGGCTGCCGTCGATAAAAGATAAACTTATCGGATTATTGCTAATAGCATTAAACCCGTCTTTAGAATAAATAGTAGTAATGATATCAGGGCTTTTAACCGTATGAATTACATTACTTATATTACCTTGCCCTATTTCGATAAGTCCTGTATTTTGGGAATATCCGGCTAATATTCTAACTAAACTATTTGAGTCACTAGTTATTCTATTTCTGGTATTCTGTGATAAGTTATATATATCGACGCGCGCTGAATTTATATTCGAAGTTACATTCTTCTTGACTTCGAACTTAATTCTTAAATCCCTGACTCTTATGTCGGGGGATACGTCTATAGCAGAGATGCGATCAAAGTACTTCATCATACCCCGCAAATACCAATTCGATTTCCGAGCCCATATTATCGCGCGTTATTTCTTCTACATCATTTGCAATTGCAATCGCAAATAGCCTGCCTTGCGGCTTATTCTCGGTATGTACTGGTCGTAACAGATCAACGTTTAATGTAAGTTTTCTACCCACTATTATCGGGTTTTCGCTGCTATCATATATAGATATATTCCATGACTCGTCCCTAATGTTCCAAGTAGCACTAATAAAAAAGGCTACGCCGCCAAGTACGATTTTTTGCTCCCATGATGCGTCTTGAAACCAGTTAATTATCTGCATACTACCCTCTTAAATAATCAACGGCATTAGCAAGACCGCTTTTAATTTTTGTACCTTCTTCCGGAGTAGGTGTACGCGTGCGTTGAGTACCATAATTTACTTTGCTGCTTATCATATCCTGCACCGGTTTTGCGTTACCGGATATATTCACGGTCTCCACATCTGCAGTAGTTAACTGCACTAAATCGATTTCAAAATATAATCTATCACCGGTTTGTTGATTAGTTGGGAAGCGTAAGTTCTCAATCACCATATTATCAAATGAATCGAGGTAATTAACTATCGATACGACGCTCTTTTTCTGCCATGTATCTTTTAAAATCTCATATGCAGTTGATTGCTTTAAGCTTCTTTGCTTAACTCCTCTAATGGTATTAGAAATATTACTTGCTAGCGTACTAAGGTTATTAACACTACCTATGATGTCGAATGAAGAATCAGTAATACAGCCTGTCATTTTCACCGAGATCGGATTTAAAAAAATATGATCGGCAACAGACGATCCGTTTTCGATCGGATTTTTGGTAACCGTACTTGATAAATCAATATCTTCAGATAATGCAGCATCAAGTACTAAATCCCCGACTCTGCTTTTATTTGGTAAGTTAAGATTAAACTGCTGACCATTGAGAAGATTTGATATTTTAGCAAGTAGGCTAGCCATTTAACTATCTCCCAAGGAGTCCATACCCCTTAAAATCTCCTGGTTAAACTGCTCCTGAATTTGTGCCGTTACCTGATCTGCAATTTCTTTCTGCTGCTCCAAGCTTGTACCTGCCGGAACATTTACGGTTATACTCTCCGTAATATTTTGAGTAACGTTATTTCTTGTATTCCTGCTTGGGCTCATTAGTTGCGATGGACTAGTCTCAGGTCTCATTATAGGACTTAAGTCACCACCCTGAGCATTCATGCTATTTTTTGCATCTTGAATAATATCATTATTTCTAACAACTAACGGCTCTGGCTTAGTAAATTGATTAGCAAGGTCATTATTTTTATATATTTTAAGCCCGTTGATTTCACCTACTGGTTTAGGATTATCTCCCTGCACTGCAATAGGCGCTTTATTACTTGAGAATATTTTATCAAAAGCCTTACTTACTGCTTTTATCGGATTTAGCATATCAAGAACGGATTTAGTGAAATCTCCGACATAACTAATCATATTCGAGATAATGTTTTTAAAATTAGAAGAAAAATCCTCCCATGTTCCAAGTATTCGCCCTACGGCTGAATCATTACCGTTTACCCAGTACCATATATCCTCAACAAGTAATGCAATAGCAGCGCCAAGTGCAAATACTGCAGCAGTAATCCAAGTAATAGGGTTAGCTAATATAGATATAGCAAGTGCAGACATTGCCCTTACCCATGACCAAATACTTGGTAAGAGTACGGCTGTAATACCACCAGCTAAGGCAATAACGGCGCGATCAAGACCACCAAGTGCTTCGCTTAAATATTGAATAGGACTAAGTAGTAAGTTTACAACATATAGTAAGCCTTTAAATGCTGTACTTATAATGTTAATAGTTCTATCTAAGCTTGAATTTACTATCTGCTTATTTTTCTCATACCAATTTGTAAAGCGATCTATTACATCCTTTAAAACCGGCATAAACTTAATAGCTAGCTGATTCTTAAGCCCCTCAACGACAATATTTAGCTCACGCCATGATTTAGTGAATTCCTTAGTAGTCTTTATCCCTTGGGCATCAATTACATAACCAAGTTTGGTTATCTTCTGAAGCTGATTAGAATAAGCTTCATCACTAAGTGCTAAAGTATCAAGTAGCTCCAGGTTACTAATACCAAGCAGCTTTTGAGCTTTTGCCGTTTGTTTAGCAGGGTTTTCAATTGCTGCAATACTCTTTGCAGTATCCCTATATAGATCTTTTGAATTTTTTAGCTGACCGTTATTATCATATATACTAACGCCAAGTTCTTTTAGTTCCTTAGCAGCAGTGCTACTTTCATCATCAACTGATGATAATATCTTATTAAAGCTAGTAAATGACTTAGTAAGGTCTCCGACTTCTGCACCGGTACTTTGAGCTACTAACTCAAGTTCTTGCAAATCTTGAGTAGTAACACCCAATTGACGAGCTAAATTATCGGCAGCATTTACTGATTTAGCAACAGATACTGCTAATATCGATAAGCCTGTTCCTGCAATAGCAATACCGGCAGCTGCCTTTTTTACTACTTCTAAGCTTTTAGCTAAAGAGCCGAGCTTATCCTTAAGGCGTTCTACATCACTAGAAAACCGCTTTAAATTCCTATCATCTACACTAAACCCAAGTTTAGTTACCAGCTCTCTTACAATCATCTATGCTTTTTCCTTGCTGCATCTTGATTTGCCCAGTAATTAATATCGCTTTGCATATCTAAGAGTGCATTAATCTCCAATAAATCCTGACATGTTATACATGCCTTAAGCTCGCTCATTGTTACTTTTCCTTCTAATAAAGGTCTATAGATGAACCACTTAAAAGCTAATTCATCGTCTAGTTTGCCGTATTCGGTATGCTCTCTAGGTCTTTTTCGGTTAGGAGTCCAGAGAGTTGTTTTATTGGCAAAAAAGGGGCGAAATGAACATGCAAAGTTTTAATAAATGCATGAGTCATTTCCTCTATATTACCTGTATAAAATTTGTTAAAAGTTTCTTTATTTATAGCTACGCCATCTCTAGTAGTATGAGACATGACTTCTAAGATAATCTTTCCTTCAGGATCATTTACATAGATAGAAGAAAATATCTTGTTTATTCCTTCTCCCAAAGCACCAAAATCGCCCTCAAAATTGCCTTCTCTTAGCTTCTCTAGGTTAATACCGTTAAGCACACCTAGAAACTTAGAAAAACTAGAACCGATATATGAAGTAAACTTTATAAAAAGATTCGTATTATAGATTGCAGGAAAATAGCGCACTTCATAATTGTGACCCTTAATGTCAAACTTAATAATTTCAAGTTCATTAGACTGCTGCATTTAAGCCTCCAAATCTATAATCAACATCGGTAGCTTTTAATACCCATTCTCTATTATTGCCTGTGCTATTAGCAAAAGTAGCAGATGGTGTACTTTCTACATATGCCCAAGCTGATTTAAATTCAGACGTTCCCGAGTTATCTTTTATAAGTAGTGGCAAGGCTCCAAGACCGAAATTTCCATCTGTTATCGCTACGTTAGTTAATACATCATTGCTTGGTGAGCCTTGCGTTAATGTAATAGTTACGGTTGCATTTTTACTCTTTACGCCGTAACGTATTGTGTTACCGTGTATATCCACTTCCGTATTCCATCTCGGCTCATCAAGCTCAATGTTAATTGCAGGGCTTTCTGCGAAACCTGTGATTATATAAGGACCAAGCGATACTGTGGTTTGATTCGGATCATAAGTATATAAACTCATATTTTAGCTCTTTATTTATTTAAAATGTTACTGTTCCTTGGATTACAACTTTCTGAATAGCTCCGGCTAAGGTCGCTGTAAATTTAACGTTATTTAGTGTTCTTGTTGCTTTGTCAGAGCTTGGAATATTTAAGTAGTTAGGAACCGTGATTACAAAGTCGGAATTTATTATGCCGTTTTGCACTCCCTTTTCTAAGGATGCATTGAGGATGTTTTGGACTAGACCTATCCCGTTATTATTATATGGCACAATAGGAGCATTAAAGAATAGCTGAAGCATATCAATCTTTATGGTATTATCGAGCCAATCAAGACCTATTACGTTGTCAATATAATCGCCGTTGGTCATTATCCCGTTAAAGGTAACATCTCTACCTGCTATATTTGAATAGAAATTGCCGTTATCTGCTTTTATTGCTTCTCTTTGCCCGATACTAAACTGCGTAGCAATAGCATAATTTAAATTCTTATATGCCCAAGTAGCAGAACCAGGTTGAAACGGAAGCATTTTGCCCGTCCATGCAGCCTCTAGAAAATTCTTATCTATCCCTTCTGCAATGTAGAAATTTCTAGGTATATTTAGAGTTTTTAAATCATTTAATAAATTTGCGCCGGTACTATAATCAGCTACTACCGAACCTATGCCAAGTATTCTATATTGCTCATCAGTTGCTACTGCTTTAGCTATCGCTTTTACATCATCGGAGTCTGCTGCAGACGTTAGTAATACACCGTAAAACTCATTATTATCTAAAGCAATTCTATTATATGCATTGATGAATTCTCCTTGATCAGGGTCCTCAGCGATAACCTGACCGATATATATTTTAGATGGATGAATATCTTGAGCAAAAATCTTACTTGCCATAATATATTCATCTGTTGCCTTACCATCATCATCATTTGGAAAATCTACCAATACTTCGGCAGCCGAGCTATATGCTTTTGGATTCGTTGTGTAACCAGCTCCCGGTGTGCCCTTACCCAGTATTAGCGGCACTCCGAAATTAGTGCGTGCTAGCCCTGCACTTTCTCTTGTTATACTTAGCTGTACTATTTCATTTATCATTGTCATATTTACCTTTCCCTTATTTATTTTATTTATTTATCGTGAATTCTTCCCCACTTGTTTCATCAGTTATTACGACATGTTCAATTAATCCCACATCATCTAGAATGGTTTGAGTTACGGAAAACTCAGCCTCCAATATTGCTCTATTTTCCCATACTACCCCTTCGACTTGCGGCATTGTCATTACGCCGGCTACGGTGCTTAAATATGACATATCCCCTTTAAAATGACGAAACGCTAGGTCGGTTCTAAAATACTTCTGCAAAGTGCTTAAAATTTCCTCAGACTCATGTCTGGTATCGGAATATGCGTTAAATTCAGCTATAAAGGACATATAGCTTATTACTTGTTGTATGCCGCTGGCGTCTATATCTGCCTTAACAGGCATAGCTACCACGTTCATAGGACCGACGCTAATAGTTACAAAAGGCTTCTTTGGTCTTGGAGCATTTTGATTAGCTTCAATAATTGTCAAGTTTAAGCTCGGATCATTTAGAACCAGTGCGGTAAAGCTTTTTAGGCGATCATAAATATCATTAAGTACCATCGCGCTCATCCTCCACTACTACCACTTCGTAATGTGATAAAACCGTGTTCTGCCAGCTTAATATTTTTGCAACTAAGTATCTCCTATCATCTAAGTAAACAATATCTGGAGTAGTTTTATTATCTACCGAAGTATAAAGTCTTGTATTAGTATAAAGAGTGTATGAATCTCTATTTCTGTATCCTTCGGGTAATGTTTCCATTACCTCAGCAGGGGTTGGGTGCACACTAGCTCTTATGGTAAACGGTATATTATCCCCGTCATGCCATATACCGTTAATGTATTCTCCTTCTGTTATTCTTAAAACCGCAACATTTCTTTTAAATACATCAGTTAGCATTCTTCTTCTCAAACGTGTAGGTTATTGATTGCTTCATTCTGCCCGTATCAATAAGCGGTTTACTGCTTTTCTTACGCGCTTTCGTTTTCTCCGATAAAGGCTTCCATCTACTATCACCCTTATTAATTTTTGCTATAATGTCGTCTCTTGCGATAATGCCGACCTTAGCCATTGCTGCGTGCGGAGTATCTTTACCTGTTATTACCGACGTAAAAGCATGATCGATTTCCTCTTTAAAGCCTTTATTATCATCTACGGTTGACCTAATAAAAGATCGCTCTGGGATCTTATCAGTGCCGTATTCGTTAGCAGTAGCATAATCAACTACTCTTACGCCTTCATTACGACTATTAGCCTCGGATCCCTGGACACCTACCTTAACTACGATATCCTTAAACTCTTGCACGTTTTTCAGGATATTCTTTAGTCCTTTATCGGTATCTTTAATAACAGCCGCACCCATAATCGTATATATCCGTATTTCTAGTGCGAGGAGTAAATATACAGCCTCTTATTAACCTCTCATATTCCTGACCGTAACTTGTACTACTAAGTCCTGGAATGCTCGATGTATAAGAACTAGACGCATATTTTATTGCAGCTCCTCCTTCTTTTACGCTTTCTAAGTCACCCACCGCTCCGCCTGATCTGGTAGCAACAGTTATCATATGAGCAGCTAAATTAGCTACCATTTGCGGGCGCAATAGTGCACATGGTCCGCATTCATATTGAGCTACCTGAAGTTCAGCTAAGCCTATGTAATAAGTAGTATCCATGCTCGCATAATCCGGAGCTATGATCTTAATTATTACATTCGGGTCACTATATTCCGGATCCATTAGATACCTGTTCTAAATACCTGTGATGCAGGGCGTTGAATTACAGTTCCGCCATGACTAGACATTGTTGGAATAGTAAATGCTAAATTCTGCCATTGCTCTGGGAATAATTGGAACGCTTGCGGTATTTCTTGCCAGAATTTCATTTCGCTTCTTCTATAGGCAATAAAACCGTCAACACCGGAAGTAGGATCATTAAATACCGTTCTATTAAATGCTCCTTTAAGTTCTGGTGCATATGTAACGGTAATACCCGGATGATTACGAGTAAAGAACTCAAGACCCGTAGTATCCGTTCCGCTTTCTTGATAAGGCTCGGTAGCAAGCATGTCATATTGTGCAATCGGCAATACTATAGTATCCACTTGCTCAATGCCGTTTGTTGTAGTGAATACATATCTCACGGCTTCATTTAAATCTGCTACTCTTTCTTCTTGAGTTTTATTCTGCCATAACCTTGCTGCAGCATCTGCGCCTGCAACATTCGCTTTATTAACACTAGTATTGGTTAGCCAGCCATTAACGCCGTAGTTTGCATCACCGTAAAAAGCAAGCCTGTTCATTGTTTGCATATGTACTTCAGCTGCAGCACGTATTTTTCTCTCTAATATAGATTTACCTGCAAATCTACTTGCTTGAATATCTTGATAAGACATAATAACAGAGGCACCGATATCAACGATTCTCGATGTAGTCTGAGCTCCTAATGTATCTACAGTCGGTAAGTCATCTGCATAGTTTGCAATAATCTTAGCAGCACCTGTTGAATCATATTCGGTAACCGTTACCGTTTGCGCTCCTGGAGGAGTAGTTCTATCAATTGGAATTAACCTAAATGCAGATAATTGTGCATACTCAACTTCATATACTCTTGGCTTTATGTACTCAAGTTCTCTTGAGAAAAACATGGTCGCACTATCTATATTAAACTGAGGGGTAGCATGCATATTATAGTTCATCGCCATCAAGCCTGCTTGACTTGCGTTATTGACTTTTGCTGATAAGTCGATAAAATTATTTGTCATCATTTATTTGTTCTTCGTTCTAGTTAAAAAAATTATTTATAATCTATAAGCCGCCAACAGCGTGAGTCGATAAATCAAACTGTAGTATTACTAGCTCTTCGGCTTTAGCACTTGAGAGGAATATCCCTATTTCTTTGTGGCTGGTATCATTTCTAGTTGAAAATTTTCCATTTCCATCTATGTAAGCGATGTCGAATTCATTAACATTCGACGCGCCAATTTGAACACGTACATAAATCCTGCCTTTTGTTAAAACCGGTACTTGGTCTCTACGATAATGATAAAATACTTCAGGATTAATAAGAAGCGGTGAAAAACAAGTTATTCCTATTATAAGGTCCAAAGAACCTCCAGAGGCAATATAAGTGTCATTAACCATATGTACCGGTACTCCTAACCCTAGCCCTAATCCATCAGCATTATTTAAAGTATCTGATTCGTTAGAGGAATAAGTCTTGATATCTCTCTTGTAGGCTTGTGCTATTTGCCCTGCTTGCGCTATATCTTTATATAAATCATATCTAGCCATATTTTTATAACCCTCCAGCTACTGCGTATGCAGATAAACTAAATTGCAATACTGCTAAACCGCCTGCATTTGCTCCCTTGGTAAATACGCCGAATTCTTGATTTCCGGTTGCATCTTTGGTAAAATTACCCAGTATATCAATATAAGCTATATCAAAAGGAGCTACTTTCATTTCTACTTTTACATATATCCTGCCGTTAGTTAAAATACTTACCGGCTCATTAGGTTTATATTGATAAGTAATCATGCTACCACTTAAACTAGGCTCACATGGCTGCTTAAATACGCTAATACCGATAATCGTGTCGTCACTACCGCCAAGAGTCACTACAGGAGATGACCCCGTAGCCGCGCCAGTCGGTGTTATTATTCTTACCGGTACACCGAAATCAAGCGGCGTGTTATCATTGGGACGTGTTATAACATCCCTTTGCGCACATGAATCTGCAAATTGACCTGCTTGCGCTATATCGTAATAAGTATCATATAATCCCATATTTATAACCCGAACCTTTCGACTGCATGCGCTGATAAATCAAACTCAAGTATTGCTATTTTTCTGCCGCCAACTGTTATGCTATTACTCATGAAAATGCCTATTTCTTTAGGAAATACAAGATAGACATTGGAAAATGAAGTAATACCATCTCCGTTATCAGGTTCGATAATATAAGCAATATCTCCTTCTTTTACATCTACTGAAACATAAACCCAGATACGCCCTTTGCTAAGTACTGAAACAACATCTTTATTTAGGTAAAATGCATCCCTGCTAGCTGTTTCATCTTGATTTGATTTTTCATTCTCACGACAATGTGAAAATGTGGCTATACCTATAATTTTATTACTCAGGGAATTTACAACTTTTACATATGCTTCATTCGTATCTGCTGTAACTAAAGCTTGCACGGGATAACCGAACGCAATGGGACCATCTGATTTACCTATATCATCATTTGCTACATGTGCAGGAAGACTTATAACATCTCTAAGTGATGCATCTGCTATTTGCCCTGCCTGTGCAGGTGTGTAATCAAAACCATATCTTGTCATATTTTACCTATGTGCACCTTGTGCAAATTGATTATTAAGTACTGTCGTAAAATCTTTAGCACCGGTATCATTATTGAATGCAAAGTCGTTTCTATTTAAGTGATCTAGCTGCGACTTTATAGCGCTGCCGTCATCAATATTCTCGATGATAGAGTCAAATCTACCCTCTACATATACGTCGCTTTTTTCATCTAAATTTATTTTACTATCGTTGGATTTAACAACTGCTTCCATAATATGGCGATCTGAGAGGTTCATCAGTTTATCCTCATCCATATTTATTACTTTTGCTGCCTTTTTGATTAGCTTTAGTCTGTGTGCTACTTTTTCAGATAACGCGGCATCAAAGTTAGTAATTTGCTCTTTTAAATTAGCGTTTTCTAACTTTAGCTGATCAATTTGCGCTACGTATTTGTCTAAATTTACTACTACGCTATCTTTATGTTCTGATTTCGTAGCTTCCTTATGTTCATTATGTTCTGACATGTTTTTCTCTTCGTTTTGTCTATTATCCATGTTTAAGTTCTCGGTCTCATCGGTTAAATGAACTAAAGCATCAACGCCGTCAAAGTTAAGCCTGGATATTCCAGCTCTTCCTTTATCTACAATTGCTAGATGATTATATTTAACGTTGGTTTGCCTATGAGTGTATCTCTCGCCGTTATATACGCCGTCCTCACGCACTAGTTCAACTTCGTAACCGAGTGAGAGTTCTTTCTTATTTCTTTTATTGATTGTCTCAATTGCGTCTTTATGAGTGATAGTAATGGTAGCAATGATTGCTTGACCATCCACACGTATGGTCTCACCGGTTAAGCCTATTAATAGCTCACCTGCATTATCAACATTTACTAATGTGGTCGGATGATCATCTGTAATCGGAATTGCTTTTAAAGTCTCTAAACTCGCAGGAGTACAAATATCATTAGGATGGCGAAGCTCAAGTCGCTCCGTTCCATCTGCATTTATATATCGCTGTACCCCTGTGCGCCCGACGATTGCGTCGCCCTTTAAATAACCGGCTTTGGTCTTTGATATCCTGGGCATTGCCAGGTTATCTACTCTGATTTCGTTCAAATTAGAATTTTCCCAAATTAACTAATTATTATAGTATAAACTCTTTTGTAATAATGTCAAATAAAAATGAATTATTTTAATTATTAGTAATAAAGTTTATCTCTATATTAGAATGTTACAGAACTTGCACTGAAATTTGTTGTATAAAACGGTATACTAGTTTCAGAACTGGTATGGCGTGCATATATATTAAAGCTATCTTGCGTTACAAGCGTCATATGAAAAATCATAGTGACAGTCGCCTCTCTATCATTGTCTGCTAGGTTCATGCTTACTCTAGACCCGGGGATTGTAGAACCATTATAATTTCTGGCCTCGAACTCAATCGTCGTATCATTGCTTGAAGTAGTATAGCCGGAAATTGAAACCGTAATAGTGCTGAGGATGGAATCATTGCCTGTATAAATAAAACCATTGCCATGACCACCATTAGACAAGGTCGTAAAAAGAAAATTTTTATTGTTAATTATACGTCCCGGACCAGCCGGAAGATTATATGCGAGTAAAGGAGTCCATGCCTTATCTTCGAGTAATATAGTCTCATACTTAGATTCATCTCCCGTATTGGAGAGAGTAGTATCAGCATAAGATATACTAGGCTTTGGTCCTAAATATCTTTTTTTACTAATTGCACCTCCCATTGTACTATCAGTGTATCCCATGAATGCATGATCTCCTATATCATAATATATCAAGCCCGGAGTAGGAGGCACACCGATATCATTATTATGAGATTTTACCACTAACTCACCATTTTCATCAGGAGTAGTAACTATTGTTTGTGTATTGGTATTATAATCATGAGTTCTTAGGTGGTTGTTATTATAATAAATAATTCCAGGAGTGGTTAGAGCATTTGTATGGTCAAGCGCAATTATATCATCTTTATCAGTGGTAATTGTATGCCATTCCCCGCCTATGAATGCTTTAATGTCTGTATTCGTTGTGTCGTAAAATACTTCTCCCGTTTCACCTGCCGTATCTTCATATGTTTCATCATGACTTGGTAATATTAATTCGCCGCTAGGAGTTATAATAGGGTTATTGGTAATATTATATGTAATATTATACGTATACATATCAAACTCAAGCACTGCTATCTCGCCTGCTTTAGCTCGTGTCATGAACCTACCAAATTGTACATTATCCGTACTTATATTTGTAAAATTACCATCTACATCAACATAAGCATTATCAAAGGAGCTAACATCTACGCTTGCTATAACATATATAGATCCATCTGTAATTATCCCAACAGGTTCATTCGGTTTATATTGATAAGCGACCATGCTACCGCTTGTAATAGATTCGGTAGGCTGCTTAAATATACTAACACCTATTATATCATCTTCGCTGCCTCCTTTTATTACCACCGGGTTAGATCCGATAGTAGTAGTATTCTTTATTGTTACCGGTACGCCGAAATCAAGTGGCGCTATATCATTGGGCATTGTGATCGTATCTCTTGACGAGCTTGTTGCTATTTGTCCTGCCTGCGCTGCTGTGAAGTATGTTGAGTATCTCATATTTTCCCTTTCCCAATTAATATGTTATAAATCTTTTTGTAATATTTATGTTTAAAATTTTTTAAAGCTATGGAATAACAAGAATAAAGTTACACCTGCAGTTATAATCAATGCCCGGGTGTAGCTCCACTGCGCTGATTGAGCTCCTTTTTTTCCATTCTTTATCTTGTAAACTATCCTTATATACGGTCTGATCGTTGAATTTACATATCTTGTTATGCATAGCATGATGTGACGCTCTCGTTCTCTCATCATCACTATCCGAGAATACGTAATAATTTATGTTCAGCGATGCTGCTTCATCTTGGATTATTTTTGAGTGTAATTTTCCTATTTGGTCTCTAGCAATTAACTTTGCTCTATTTTCTGATACGTCAAAGCGCGAATATATTTGATCCGTTATATCTTTAGTGCTAAAGCCGCTTTTATAGGATTCCGTTACGATAACTGCCACACTACTTAAAAGCTGCTCTTCTATCGACCTGATCAATATTACATTCTCTAGCGCAAATACCTTATATCTTTCTTCTAAACTCGGACTAATTCGCGTACTAAATATGTCAACAGCTAAGTTATTTAAATCCACCTCAACTTTATTCTTTAGCGAATTAAATACTTGTTTTGTCGTGTAATTGCCTAAGGATCTAGCTATCGGCATCAGCTTGCTTATCAATAATAATTCATGTGGTCTGATGAAGTCCCTAACATTCTCTAATGCTTGCTCTAGATCATCTATAAAATCATCATGGCGTATATCGTCAAGATGCTTGTCCATAGATTTAACTACCGGGATTATATAAGTATTGATCCCTTGCTCTATTGTTTTCACAAACCTAAGCAATTCATTCCTATACTTAATTTCTTCCGCTTTCGGGTAATATATGATTCGTGCTTTCTTCATGCAATTGCCCTGAGCTTCATAATATTCGAATATGTCTCCGTAGAGTACTGCAATAGATCATAAAAGAATTAATCGCTATTACTAATCCTCATCGACTTGCTCTTCACTTGCATAATTAGGAATCGTATAATCCTCAATCATAATATCTAGCAATAAATTATTTGCTTTAAGTACTTGTATCTGGTCAGCATACTCACTATTCATCGCTAGATATTGTTCTATCTGGGACTCAGAGCTTTCAATATTATATTCATTAGCGCTTATTTTGTCGGCAAGTTTAGTTATTTCTGTATCGTTTTCTTTTTTTTCTTCTTCTAGTAGATTTATTTTTAATTGACTTGTATTCATAAAATTTCCTCTTAAATTTAAATTAGTATTGCTTGGAATAGTTGGTTTATTACTGTGATAGATGTTGCATTAGTACTTGTAATCTGTATCTTTATAATATCAGTATTTGCTAAACTAACTGCTTCAGCCTCTATCGGGACCAAATATCTTGTAGTTGCTGTAGCACCGACAGTTAGGCTAAATGCTGGAGCTAAAGCAAGATTAGAATTTTTTATAAATTGAAATGTTAGTACGGTAGCAACCGAGCTTGTTATTTCTAAGGTAGCTCTAATAGCATATACAAATGTATTTGTACTTGCGCACCTTAATGTTCCATTCATTGGTTGAGTAAACAGCCTGCTTGACAATGATAGTTGGGTATTTACGGAAATAGCAGTAGGTGTGGTAGCAGGAATAGACTGATTTAACGCATTATCAACTGTTCGCAGGCAACCATATGGTTTGTTAGATGTTAAATTATCTACGTAATCTTTATTAGCAGCATCAGTTCCTTGTGTTGGAGCTAATAAAGAAATTATTCTAAAGCCATTCATATCTATCAGTCCCGAAGGTACTGCAAATTGGTTAAGTCTAAATGATGTAACTGCAGTATTAAAATTGATGATCTGGCTGGTAGTCCAAGTCTTACCGTCTACATAGTCTTTATTAGCAGCATTATCTGCCTCTGTCGGAGATAATAAAGAAGTTATCCTCCTATTACCCATGCTCAACGCTCCCGTAGGCGCAAGGAAATCACTAAGGCTATAGTTCCTAACCGAAGTATCAAAATTAGTAATTTGCGATACTTTAATAGGTGTTAGGGTGGTATTGATTGCATTATTACCGATTGCACTGCCTGTTACCGCTCCGGTTAAAGTGGTAGTTCTATTAGATACGGCAGTGTTAGTGGTAGTATCTACATAGTCTTTATTAGAAGCATCAGCTCCTTGTATCGGAGTTGCTACAAAAGTTACCCTCTGACTACCCATACTGACTGATGCTGTAGGCGGCGCAAATTGATCAAGCCTAAATCCTGTAACTGCACTCGGTGTTAATGTAGTATTAATAGTGGCGCCTGTCCCTGATCCGGTAACCGCTCCTGTTAAAGTGGTAGTTCTATTAGATACGGCAGTGTTAGCTGTAGTATCTACATAGTCTTTATTAGTCGCACTACTCCCTGCTGTTGGAGCTGCTACAGAAGTTATCTCATAACCACCCATACTTACCGATTTCGTAGGCGCTGCGAAATCACTAAGCCTATAACCCCTAACTGCCGTGTCAAAATTACTAATTTGTGAGACCGTAATATCAGTTAGCTTAGTACCAATTGTTCCTATACCTGATCCTGTTACCGCTCCGGTTAAGGTAATAGTGTCACCTTCTACTACGGCATTATTAACATATTCGACAGTTGCTGCATCATTAGGATTAGTGGAAGTAGCTACGTTACCAAGCACTGTGCCGTTAAAATTAAGATTAACAGCAGGCGGATTAAACTGATCAAGGCTATAACCTTTTATTGTTGAATCAAGGTCGGTGATTGATTCAGCTATCCATTTATGCTCATCAACATATCGACGATTTGTTGCATCATATTGACCAAGGTCACCTGCGGGAGTGCCATCATTCGGATGCGGATCACCTACATTAATAATTTTGTTCAGTGATAAATCAACATCATCTCCAGCCGGTATTGTATTTAAAAGACAATCTGGTCCTCTTACTGTATACATAGACCCGTCAGGTTCTACATCACCTATTACGAAACCTGATAAATCTCTTGTACCTCTATCTTGTGTGCCTCCCCCCGTACCAACTCCTTGTATCTCATCAAGACGCTCATATATAATTGCTATATCCTCGTGCACATCGATTAATGCAGCAGAAGGCTGAGGTTCATTTAGCTCATTACCTACTATGATGTAGTTCTCAGTTAGTTCATCTACTCCTACGTTGTTTCTAGTTACCCAGTGTGCATTATCAGTACCGTCTATAAGTTGATAAGTGAGATTGGTATCTTTAACAAAAACAAGCATACCTTCACTACGGCGGTCTAGCGGAATTGCATCACGCTCTGCTATATTTGCAACCGATCTATAACCACCTTGTCCATATATATCTTTATGGGTCGCGTATGTATCTTCGCTATCTGTTGGAGAGATAAAGCCCGTTACCGGTACTCCTCCTTCTATTTTACTCATGCGTTTAACCTCACTATCATGTCATCAATGTCTCGTAGACTGTTTTTAGGATCATGCGGATTAAATGCTCTATCCACTAAGTAGTCGTAATATGCAAAAGTCTCCGGCTTAGTACTATCTAATCCGTATCCAACCTCTACGCCTATATCACTTACGGGATCAAGTACCGGCGCAAAGGAGTAGTAATTAATCTCCTCGAGCGTATATTTAGATCTAATCCTTAAGTCTCTTGCTGTATTAGCTTGTACCCCCCCTATTGAGTCGCTGATGAAACTTTTAATCACTTTGTATATGCTCCAACCCGGTATATTAGAGCTATCATGAGGATTTAGGTCTAATCCTGTTGTTATCTCTACAACACATATCCTTGTAGCTTTCTTTTTTAAGTAATTACCTGCCGTTATAGCTACTTGAGAAGCAGAGTTTTGATATATACCGCCGTCGATATATTCTCTACCTTCAATTACATAAGGAGGCAGATACACAGGAGCTGCAGAAGATGCCATAGCTACTTTATATGCTTCAAAGTTTTGCCCTTCATACTCAGGATTAGCAATATTAGATAAAATTACGGGCTGACCGATACTATTACAATAAACAGGAACAACTATATTAGTTCTCATATCCTGCATTGTTGCGTACCTGAATATTGGAGGAAAATCTATTGCTTGTACTTTTAATGTTTGTTTTAAAATTTCTCTTAAGCGAACATGACCATAGTTACTACAGCCGCTACTACCACTATTTCCACCTGTATTTTCACCATAATCAAGATTATAACCGGTGCATGTACCGTTATCACATTTTGATTTATAAAGTTGATTATTTGATATAAGGTCGAGATAATCGAAAACAGGTGTATCACTAGGGTCGGAAGCGTTACAACCAAAATCATTCCAGTCATCGGTAGTAAATATCCAAGGTGCTTGATTTTTAAATATATCAAGTACTTCATCAATGCTCTTACCCAAACCATATGATACTGCGCCGATACTACCGACAGAGGTGCCACCTATTACGTCAAAGTTCTGCCATACCTGACCGAACTCTTCTTCGTTTTGTCCTCTACTTAACCGCCACCGTTCATAGAATTTTTTAAGAAATTTATTAGATAAGTATCCCTTTGCTCCGCCACCCGTTAGAGAGAGGATATAAATAGTATTAGGGTCATGCTTCATAAGATGACCCCTCTAGCAATTCAATTATATGAACTGCTGATTCTCCAAACTTCCCAGGGTTTAGAGAACAGATTATATTTTCCTGTTTCATTCGTATCAATTACAACAACTATAAACGAATATTAACACAAGAAACTATTCTTAACAAGAATTATATTACATAAATAGAAATATTTAGTTAACCTAGTTAAGGTAATACCGGGTAAGTAACCATATACTTCGGCTAGCTTTTATGGTACAATGCAAGGAATTACGGAGAATGAATATGACAATATTAGATACACATAAAGAAGTTAAAGGACTGGTCTCGGTAGGTATGCCGGAAAAGCAAGCAGAGCGCGTCGTTGACCTAATGGAAAGAAGGAATGAGATATTAGCTACTAAAGATGACCTTAGAAACCTTTACGATAATGTTCAAAAGGATATTGATATCCTTAGAAAAGATGTTCAAAAGGATATTGATACCCTTAGGAAAGATATTTATAGAGAGTTAGAACATCTACGCAATGATTTCCAAAGAAACTTTACTTGGATTAAGGCAATAGCATTTTTTGCAATAGGATTGTTAGTAAAAATAGCTTTTTTTCAATGACGTTGAGAAATATAACATAAAAATATGATAAAAAATGAGATATCAGTTTCCAAAGATGATATCGAGGAAATACAATACGAAATTAAAAAAATAGATAATAGAATAGACTCATATATGGAAATAATATATGTAGAAATTAACTATCTCAAGAGATTATTATGGATTGTACTCTTTATCGGAGCACTACTAATATTCTGCACCTAACCTAACGTTTCCAACTTCTTCCATGGAATATTAGTATAAACAAACCTATAGTTGACAACTGCGTTACTCTTTGCTATATAACATAGCCTATGATTTAATTTTTAATAAAATATATAGATTTTAAAATGAATAATGTTGATCCTTTTTTTGTCACAATTGTATTATATATAGTAGGGCTTATAGCGGCTGGTTTCTGCGGAGGAGCTGCAATTGTAGGATGTATATTAGCGGCAGCTCTTTATGCCGGTGGTTGCCTGAGTTGTCCTCAGCATGATAATAACGATATTCCTATGGAAGTAATGCAATCGGACCTTGAATCTGCAGGAAAAGATGCTGATCTAGCAGAGGCTATTTAGTCGGTTCTTCTCCTCTTAATTCCTAAGGTTTCCAGTTCGTCATAGTATTTCTCCCTGAGTTCTCCGGGAGCAGTATCATATAAATCAAGTAATACTATTTTTCTAATTATTGTGTACTTATCGGCAGATTTGCTTTCTAATAATCGTTTTAAATCTTGAACGGTTACCGAAGTATGAGAATAAGTAAAATCCCTCAAATCACGTTTGTTCAGTAAACATTTATATATACTCATAGTACACCTTAGGCTCTAGCAATTAATGGTGCCAGGGGCTGAAGAAAATCATCGACTAGTCAATAATCCCCACTGCTTTCATGCCAAGGGCACTTATAACAGCGGTCCCCTAGCATAAAAGCCAAGGTGTATTATGATTATGTCTAATTGATATTCTTCAGTACCAATAGCGCTAAGCATTAAACACTAAAATTGAGTTACAATCAAGAGTTTAATGAATTTTATTGTTATATAAATTATTTTGATAATTGTTTAGCATTTTAATATATTTGTCCAGTAAAAGGCTTATATTATACAAATATTTGTTTTACATTTATATTAGACATTTTGTGATAAAGAAAAGGTAATTGAATCCTAGTTTTTTTATGTTGGGGTAAAATGTATAATTAGACGTCTGTCTTATTTTACACCATACAACTGTTATTCATTATATCTTATTCTGCAATTCCAATAGTTATAGCGCCATTGAGTACGTTATAAGTTCTATAGCAGTAATACTGAGTACTTACCCCATGCTCATCGGTTATAGTTATTGTTTGCGGAGCGCTCATAGCTATTTGGAAATCAGTATCAACATCGTAGAAATTATCTCTTGTACCCATACTTACCGGGTAGCAGAACCATTTGTAACCACCCCCTAGTAACTCATATTCACCGTCTATTGTCTCTTTTAACTCATTTATCCTTAAAGACTCTACATCATTCTCAGTTAGAGTAGGTAATGGGCTCTCACCAACGAAAATACGATATAATAAGGTTGGTGGTGAATCAGGATATAGTAATCGTGTCCACATTTCATTTAAAGGGATATTATTAAATGTAGTACCTGCTGGAAATCCCCCTATCGTGTAAGGCATTGGAGTTGAGTTAGTATAAAAGAAGTCTTGGGTTTTAATAACCGTACCACCACTCCCAGACCTAATACGACCTAAATCATAAGTTTTATCACGTGTAATAATAATAAGATGACCTCTTTGATCAATCTTAATATCAATTATACCGTTTCCGTCTTTACCGTCTTTTCCATCTTTACCATCAGCCCCAGGTAAACCATTTTTACCGTCTTTTCCATCTTTACCATCAGCACCTGGCGCACCATCTTTGCCGTCCTGACCATCAACGCCATCTTTGCCATCACGCCCGCCACGACGTCCATCATCGCCTTTTTCGCCTTTCTCACCCTTTGGAAGTTCTACTTTTGTTACATTGTTATTCTTTGTTACAATAAGCAATGAATCACCTTCACGTTCAATAGAAGTTACATAATCCTCTGCATCTAACTTTTTCAAGATAGACATTTGTAAGTTAAGAATTAAATCTGCATCATTAAGTTTGCTCAAGTTCGTGGCTCCTTAGCTAAATATTTCATTGCTTCTATGCGTAATAAATTGCCGTCTATTACATTGTCATTTCTAATGTCCAACTTACTACTCTCAGCAATTAAATCATGGTTTTCAGGCATAACTTCAATTATTTCATCAGGCTGATATTTTTTTATCTCATCCGGATCAAGGAACGGGTCTGCTTGGAAGCTTCCGCCTTGATATCTCTTCTCAAACATAAAGCGAGGATCTACCGCTCCTCTATCCATGTAAATAGCATCAACTTGAGCATTATTTAGTTTAATTTGTGCCACTTCATGCTCATTAGCAACTTTAAGGCTTGGAAATTCCCATTCGAAACTAGATGGTCTTTTGCCACTCCATTGCTTTTGTGCTTCTAATATTTTTACAATCCAGTTAATGCATGGCGCTACTTCGTCAGTTCTCCACGCATCTACTACATTATCCCAGTTTTCTAGATCATTCTTACTAGTAGAGCTAATTCCCCCGGGGGATCTTCCGACTAATCTAGACATAGGAATCCCAGTAGTGCCGCAAATGCTTTCCGTGAATCTATCCCAGAGATCAGCTAAGCCTGCTACTGAGCTTGCTTGTTTACTATATGTCTCATTCTCGGCATCAAGTAAGACTGTTTTTGCTACCGATTTACTTAAGTCTAATACCTTAAGTCTATCATTCACGCACTCATCCATTCCTTGAGCAACGAGTGACTGTAATCCATTTACGCTCAGTACTGTCTGTATGAAGTCTTGTACGATCTCTGCCGCAGCATTCATTGTCGATCCGTAGTTTCTCAACGATTCATAAACAGATTGCAGTACCGAGTCGCCCCAATAAGCATTTGCTACTCGCGCTCTATTGGGTATTCTTTCACCATCAAATATATGCACTCTTGAGCGATGTACTCTAAACGGTTCACCACCTATCGGTGCTACCATAAATATTTCAGGCTCACCATAGAAACCGTCATAAACATTACGAGAGAGATCGTCAGGTAGCCATGATACTTGATAACGATCATATGATCGTAGTGCTACTAGTTTATTAATTCTGTTGTAATCAAGAGGCTTATCGAGTTGCTTTCCATCATCAACAAATGCAACAAGTATACTGCCGCCATAGAGTCTTGCCCAAGTGGCAGCATCAGTGATATGTTGCTTTGCTTTAATATCAGATAATGCTTTAAGAAGCTCGCTATCTGCTTGTATAAAGGTACGCATTGCGTCATCAATAATCAGGTTGACAATACGTCTACCTAAGCCATTTGATCTATAAATGTCTGTTAATGTGACTTGATCTAAGATAGGGCAACTAGGTTCATATACAGTACGGTTAACGCGGCTATTACGCGCCCCTATTCCGGTCATGATATTGCTGAATCCATCTAGCCGAGCGGCTGCTTCTCTAGGCTTCCCATTTCCTAGAGAATGGATCGTGATATTGCTATTTTCCATTCATAATAATTACAACTATGAATGAATATTAACACAGGAAATATTTATTTACAATAATTTTATGTTAAACCTGCTCTTAAAATGTACCCTAGCGCAACTCCAATAGTTAAAAAAGGTGATATATGTAATTCTTTATATATACTTATGATGCAGCATATACATAAAAAAAGTATATTTCTAATGTCTCTGCGTCGAATTTTTCTTCTCCAGTCAATGAATTCCTGAAAAACAGCCTCCTCTTTATCTTCCATTATATCTCTCGTTTAGATGCTTCTCTATTTCTTCGAATCCTTCCTGTGATACATTGTATTCTCTCTTAAGAGGAATTCTAGCTCCGCGTAAGAAATTAGAAGCGGCTGTAAGATCACCAAGTGCTGCCCGAGATATTGCAGAATCTACCCGGTCTCTTACTATGTCAAAGTCAGGAAATTCTACAAGATCTTTATTATCCTTCATCACCCGAAATACTGGCACACCAGAATATTCTTTAGCTTTGTCAACATCACCTAAGAGATAGTAATATGCTTTAATTAGTAAAAGAGAATATACATATTGTTCAGGCTTAGTTACCAATATGCGTAATTCTTCTTTTAAGTACCTAACTATATTAGATTTTATTTTATATTCTTCTTCTAACTTATCTAAGTTCTCTACCTCCCAATATCCAATTTGCCCATTATTATATTCATGCTGATCATATATTTCCATAGAAGACCTAGAGCGTAGCTCTTTGCTTCCCCATATTACTTTTTGGAATTTTTTTTCATTATCATATTGCATGACACCGAATTCTTGCTTATCATCGTCATTTCTTGCAAATTCCATTCCTGACGGTATTTCTTTATCTTCCATTATTTTCCTCTAGCTTCTTTTTTAATTCTTGGACCTTTTCCTCAAGGCGATTGATTAAATAATTCTTAGTTCTGATCGTACCTTTATACATTTTTATTTGAGGGAGTAGTATATTCAGCACGTTAAGTATCTCAGGATTTTCCTTATAGTCCTCAATTATTAATTCACTTATACGGTCTGCTGCCTCTTCAAATGAATTTCCCCATTCATCGAGTAATTTGATATATATCTCTTCTTTATTTTCCATTATTTTTTTCCAATTGTCTTTCCAATTCTCTGACTTGTTTCTCTAGTTCATCTACTTTTCCCTCTAGTTCATTATCAGGTCTTTTAAAGTGATCCATGGAAGATGTCTTTGGGTCAGGAAGATCGTAACACTTATGCTGTTTCCCATCTCCAGTTCCTACCAATGTGTAGAGTGGATAAGTTTCTAATAAATTATTTACTGAAAAAAGCACACTAAAGCTCAAATTCCATGCCTTTTGTTTAAGATTACGCGAGTCTTGTAAGTTATTTAAGCTTCTTGAATCAATCAGTTCTTGGAATAATTTTACTCTAAAGCTTAAACCCGATATCTCTTGTTTAAGGCTATGCAAGTTTGTTAATTTATCTGACTCTGAAAAATCGATCATTTCTTGAAATAATTTCACCCATAGACCTGTTACTGCTGCCGTAACTAAATATGCATGTCCTTTTTTTTCTTTCTCGTCCGAGGTTAAATGATGGAAATTTTCTAATGCTTTTGATTTTTGTTTTATATTTTCTATATCTCTTAGTTTTTTCTCTAGCAAAAGAAGTAATACGGTTTCTGAGGAATCATCCTCTAATATATTTTTTATATGGTTTATCTCCGCATCTAACTCTAAACCAAGTTTATCTAAATCTATCCCTAAGCATTTTTGATCAAGCCACGGATAGCTTATCGGTATTAATGCCCTCAGCATTTCATTAATATGACTCATAAGTTATTTCCTCCCCATGTATAGAGTGGGTAATTGGACTCTAAATGATGTTCTATAGAACGCCTACTAGCCTGCAAATGCAATGTCTCTTGTAGAAGGCTATGATAGTCTGTTAATTTATCTTTTAACAAATCAATTATATTTTTAAATAATTTTGTCCATAAACCTATCTCTGCTACCGCGACTAAATATTCATATCCTATTTTATCTTTTTCTGCTGATGTCAAATTATGCTGTTTTTCCAAAAATTCTGATCTGTGTTTTATATTTTTTATATTCCTTGATTTTTCATCTAGTAGAAGAAATAATTCAGTTTCTGGGAAAGCCTCCTCCTTTAATATATTTTCTATAATGTTCTTCTTTGTTTCCATTTTTAAAAGTAGTTCATTTAAATCTACACCTAAGCATTTATAACTAAGCCACGGATAAGATGTTAGTATCCATTTATGATCCATAAGTTATTTCCTCCTATTTATGCTTATTTAAGTACTATGCTAGCTTTAAATAGTCAAGCGTATAAATATGTCAGGTTGAAATCTAAGGACCTAGATGGAATATGTCAATAAATGCTAAAAAGGACCCTAAGCTGACATGGTTTGGTGGGAATGAGGATGAGTATTTAGAGTAGACTCTAAATACTCACTTGTAATATACTATAATCAATAGCCAGGTGTTCTTCTATAGATCATCACCATAATAGCTTGTTACCATGTGCTCTAATAACTCAACGCCTCCAAGAATGCTTATTTGGTTCTCCAGGTCGTTATATTCATTAATTAATTGATTTCCAACATCTGTTGCCGCAGGAGAAGTAGGTATACTATATTTCTCACCTAAAGTTTCTCTTTGAACATTTAGAGTGCCTATTTGAGTATTCAAAATATCTATTTGGGTATTTAAAATGTCTATTTGAGCAGCTAGGTTATCATATTTAGTAAATAATTTTCTTCCAATAGTAGAAGGTTTTTCTTCTTCTTCTATGTTAGGAGTATTAAGCAAAACATCTATATGATACTCATTATTCAAATCATTTCTTTGTTCTACTAAGTTCTGCCTTATATCTTTTATTGGCTCTATAATTTCTTTTGCTAAATCTATATGTTGCTTTTCTGCGTTCTTTGTAAAAAGGTTTTTAGCTTTAGCTAATATATCTAGGTCTGCCCTAAGCTCGGGTGTTAAGTCAGTTGCCCCTGATAATGTTTCTAATCTTGTTTGCAAATTTTCGTGGCTAGCTGCTTTAGGAATCAAATCGTCCATAATACCTCTAATTATTTATTAATTAATATAAAAAACACCAATAAGGTGTAACTTTAAGTTACTAACAAAAATATATCAAGTCAACTATTATATATAATGGTTATGCAGATATTGTAATTGGTAGCTTAGAGAATAATCGCAAGTTTACCACTGCCCCAGAGTCTTATAATCAGCATAGTTGCGCTTCATAAGTCTCTCTAGCGAATAGCGAAGTGCATCACATATATGATTATATGCATCGACTATCTTTGTAGTTACGTCGCCGTTTGGATCTGTCTTATACGAATACATGGTAAATTCTTTTATGGTGTTGGTGCAGCGTGGATCTATTATCACTTTATTAAATGAGCGTATAAAAGCTATGCCATCTTCTACAGAGCCTTTGCCTTTCATTGCTCCTTCTACGATATAACCTTGCCTCTTCATGAATGATATGGTCTCAGGTCTTGCGCTATCTGCAATAACTTTGTACTTCTTAAAGCCCGGTATTGCCTCTTCGCATTTACGACCAATATCATCTATCTCGACGTTAGTCTTATAGAACTCATGGGTAATATATAGGTTATCGTCTTTTACAAAGCATCTAACTGCCGCAGTTTGGTCAACAGAATAACCGAAATCCAAGCCATAATATGGATAGGTACCTTCAGGCTCTACTACATCCTCAACTATCCATTTATTATAGAATACCTGTGCATCTGAATGCTCAAGAGTACCTCCTTCCCATACGTGATTATATAATGCAGGATCAAGCGTTTGCTGAGCACGTTTGCGTTCTTTCTCTAATGTTTCATTAAAAAACGGATTATCCCGCCAATTAACTTTAACTATGTATGCGTCAGGGTAGAACTGTGCATTACCTATGAACTCTTGATATACACAGTCTTCTTTATTACGCGGGTTAAATGATATGAATATTTGTGAATTTAGCTTACGAATGGTTGGAGTAATAACCGTCCATGAATCACGACTTAATATATCGGCTTCTTCTATCCACATTATATCGATAGATGGGATAGATTTTATACTATCAATATTATTCTTAACGCCTTTAAAGAAGAATATAGAGCCGTTATGATTACATCTGATTTCATCATTAGTAACGGTAAATGCATGAGATAGTCCTAAGCGTTCTATTTCTTGCTTGAGTATTAAGTGAACACTATATTTAATTGCACTCTGAAATTCCCTAGCACATACTACAACGGTTGTTTCTTGATATGCACGAAGTAATAAGACATGAGCAATGGTGGTAGATTTACCTGAACCTCGACCACCATATGCAACGCAGTATCTGTTAGACTTATCAAAGAAGGGTTGAGCCCACTTAAATATATCTATTTTAATTGGCTCTACCACAACCGGTATCTATAAAACTTACTAGCAGCGGAGGAGGAGACTTCATTGATCCATCTTCATTCGAGAGATTTATGTTTTGCTTCTCATTGAATCCTGCAAAGACTCCTAGGTATCTATGCAAACTTTGCGTGCATCCTGCATCCATCTTTTCTCTTAATAGACCATATGCATGATGAACCCCTTTTGCTCTGCCTTGCTTGTATGCTCGCAAAACTCGTTTATCTCTATTTTTGATACGGTAAAAAGTACTATCATCTATACCCAGCATATCTGCTATCTGCTCAATGGTCATACCTTTTCCAGCATTTTCAGCAATGTCTGCTATTTGCTCATCAGTAAAGACAGTTTCAGGTCTTCCACCCTTATTTTTCTTCCTTTCCATTTTGCTATTTATAATTACAACAACAACTATTGTATATTACATAAAAATAAATAGCAATTAAAAATATTAATCCTTAGTAACCTAATAACTATTCAACTTTAGGTTACTCCTATCCTATAACAGTTTTTGTGTGCTTTCCCTAATTAAGGTTATCCCTGAGATACCAAATAGCTTGATTTCGAGTTTTAAGTATGCTTTTAGAAGGGTTTTTATTTTATCTTAGGGATTCATACATTATTATTATTCTTCCCCTCTAAAACATAGCTTAAAATCGTTACTATACAAAAACAGCTAGTTAAATAAAAAAAGTTTGAGGCTAGCTAGGAGTGAATAGTGTTAGGAAGCTTGCGGACGTGTAGTAAGTCTGTCATATTTGACTCCCCCCTTTAGGGGGGGAAATATGACAGACACTACAACCACTTCACTCCCTAAAATTTTTGCCTTATTAGTTTTTACCGATAAAACTAGGGTTTTTAATTCATGTAATTATGTATGATTGTTCGCAAGGAAGATTGCCTATAAAATATATATGGTTTTCAACCAATAATATATTACTATATTGCACACAAAGTATTTTTAATAGGACATTTATAATGAGTAGCTTTTATTTTAAGCTGTATATCTTCTTCTACTGTTACTATCATTCCTGGTATCCACAAGTACATTAATTCTTTCGGGTTTTCAGCGATTCCATAATCTTGAGGGTTATTAAAGAATTTAATTGACTGTAATTCAGCTAATTTATCTAGTTTGCGCGCAATAGTTCTCATACTTGGAAAATCCTCTTGTTTCGCAAACTCTTCAGCAAAACTATTTATTGTATATATCCTGCCCTCAACTGCTTCACTTTGCACTAGCTCAACAAGTCTGTGCTGCAGCTGTAAATCCTTATTCGGCTTAGGAATATGTTCTACTTGCTCTGTAGCTTGAGGAGATATAGGTATAAAATCTCCTTCTTCCTTGATACAACTTATCTTGTGTGGTACTTTATTCCCCGGTGCGCCGTCTCTCATTTCTATGAATAGGGATACTTCATTAGGCTTGCTCTTATCTTCCGTACAAAATACAATTCCGGTGTCATAATAGCCTCGTAAATATCCTGTACCGGATATCTCATCAAAAGGATTTTCCTTTACGCTTTTTGTACCGATTTTCCTTGTATGATGTATTAATATAATGCTAGCTTGTGGGTTTATAAGGTCTCTTACCATTTCTAGCCTACTAAAGAATTCCTGCATACCTTCTACAGTATTATCATTCCCTTTATTATCGGCAAAATATAAATTACGTAACGGATCTACACAAATAACATCAGGCGGTACAATACCAAAACTTTTCTTAATTCTATTTACGATCTTCTTGATTCCATCATTATCAAATTTTATCTTTTTATTAGCTTTACTTATTCTAATGCTGCCACGTTCCTTAGAATCTATAAATGAATTTAGTATTTTATTAGCCTTAAGCCTTTGATATAAGGTGTATTTCTTTACTTCGGTTTGCAGGTAATATATATTCAATGGTCTTGTCGGGACAAATAATCCTAGATAAGGCTGCCCTAACGACATCTTGATAAGCAAGTTAAGTATTAGCTGGGTTTTTCCTACCTTCGGCTCGCCTGCAACTAACATTAGGCTTGTAGCTTCCAGTAATCCGTTTTGCAAGTAAGAATCCGGTTGCTCTAGCCCTTCTTTTACAAGTTCAAACGGGTCATAATCTACTAACTCTTCGCTTTCTTCTTGTAACTGCTTTTGTTTTTCACGTAGTTGTTTATTAACCGTTTCGAGAGATTCTTTCCATTCTCCTATTCCCATATGTTGCCCTTGCTTATCTAGAATTGCTTCTAATTTAGCAAATTCTTTGAGAACCAAATCTTGTTCATTCTGCATATTACTAATCCATGTTTTAGCGTAATAATTCCCTTAAGCGCACTTAATATAAAAATGCGCTTTGTGGACCTTCCCGATTATTTAAAATGTTTGACTAGAAAGGTATATCGTCGTCCCGTAAGTCTTCTGTATTACTTTTTTTCTGTGGTCTAGCCGGAGTATCATCTAACTCGCCGTTTTTTGCTACTTGCAAATCTTTCGGTAAAGAAGCATTAGAAGCACGCTGATTAGAGTTATTATCAGTCATTACCCTTTCCTTTCCTAGGTTCATTACCCGCGTGTAATCCGTGTGATCTGCAGTTATTGCATATTTTATTTCATTCTTAGACGCACCATTTATATCTTTAGTAATATCAACTCTTGCAACAAAGAGGATATTATCAAGCTTATAAAAGCCTCTTAGATTTCTAACCTTCTCTGCCTCCTCACTATAATCTTTGCTAGATAAACCGTGCTTAGATTCCATGATGGCTCTCATAAACGATTCTCCCATCTCTTTCCATTTAGGTCCTTTATCGCTATGAAGACCAATGAGGCTGTATACTTTCCTATCTTTAAATTTGCCCTCGAGGATATTAAACTCACATTTTAAGTACACGGAGCCGCTATAACCGCTTTGAGTAGCATAGCCGTCAGTCCACCCTTTACTCATATCATCATAGCCACCGGGAATGATCTTCATCATTACTTTGGCTATGGTCCCATGAGGTATTAGCTCAAGGTCTTGCGCGGGTGCATTATTTAAATTTATATAGTTCATTTCATCAGCCATTGTTTTATACCTTTTTATTTAGTGTGTTTGTTAATTTAGCTATTTGATCTAGTAAGATCTCTACGTCAGTAAAGAATATACTATCAAAATCATTTGTATCATTCCTAGCGAGCGGCAATTTCCTACCTACTCTCTCTGCAATTTTGATGATATTTTCTATTATAGCATTTTCTATATTATCCATGATTTTCCTCTTTATTCTTTCTTGCTTCTTGTACTGCTCGTATGTGTGATTTTATTCTTAATATACTTAAGTATTGATTTTCAAAAGCTTCAGATAACTCATTAGCTGCTTTACGCATACGTAAGTTATCATTATCTAGTTCTTGTTTATACTGCAGTATCTGGGGGGTTCGAATATCGAGCATAGCCGTTTCTATATATGTAATTTCAGGATTAACAGTCAGGTAATCATAAACCTTGCTGAGTGCTGAGCGGAAATAATCCTGAAAACTTTCATAACCTGAATTTTCAGATGAGAAGAGTTTCTTCTCGTTTAATATATCCAGAGTGCTAGTTATTTTATTAAGAGCCTGGCAGAATTTAGGTCCTCCGTGCAGCATTAATACATCTATTTTATGCTTTAGTACAAAGTTTACGGTTTGTTGTGCCCTATTGACCGTAACGGCTTTATTCTTACCCAAAAATCTTTGTAGTACGCTTTCTAGTTTCATTTATTCCTTTCTGATATCTTTAATAAAGTCGGGTAGTACATGACCTTAAAATCACTGCTTAAATCTTCTTCTGCTTCGGTATATATGAGGTTAAACTTTCTTATTAAATCGTCTATCTTATATTTGACCTTGACATATTCGCAGTAATTCTTTAAATCATCTACTGAAGGTTCGAATGCTTGAGGAGATAATCGAGGGGCTTCCGTAATTATTGTTTTTTTTCTCGGTTTGAAAAAAGAAACAAGTTTTTTTAGTGTTTTCATGATTATCTACTCCAGTCTACTTTTTTTCTAGGATGCACATTAAATTCAATAAAACGTACAGAATGGTTATGATCAAGATCAGGATCCTGCTTCCTACTTTTTTTAATTACCCCCCCTTTTTTCATGATATTAAGTATTTTCTTGATATAAATAGGAGCATAATTATTGAAGCAGCCACCAACTTTAGGAAATAGTATATCCGGGAGAAATAATGATCCTCCCTTTGCATATTCATAAAGAGAGATATACATTTCGATCTCAGTTAAATTTATGTTGAACTGTTGTAGTTGTTTTTTTAAACAACTATTCCAATTTGATTTAGTAAAATATTCATTTTTCTCATTCATTAAATACGTACTCCATGTTGCTGGTTAGAATACATAATTATATCTAGGTGAATATGATTTACGCTAGTATCAAATAAGTCGCTATACTCAACAGGTATTAACTAATTTTGAATAAATATAACGTCAACTTATAATAGGAAAAGATGAAAAATTTGTATATTTTGTTGCAAACCCCTATATATATAAGTAGATGGAAAAATTTAAATATATTTTAGAGTTATATATTGTTTAAATAAAATTAACTAACTAAGCATATTATGTACTATAAATAACCATAATTTTTTTTATTTTTTTGAATTTATATAAAAATTAGTATAAAAAAGTACAAAAATAGCCTAAAAATAAATTAAAGATTGTTTAAAAACTTAATATTAATAGAAAAAATGACATTAGATTACATAGATACAATAATAATTTTAATTTTTGTAGTTGCAGTTACAAGAGCAGCTATTAAAAGCGCAGGAGATATACAGGGTATTAATACTTTTGCGCTAGGTAGACGAGAATTTACCGTCGGAGCATTAGCTAGTACTATTATTGCAACTTGGGTAAGCGGTAGTGGTTTTCTAATAGCATTATCAGGGACATACACTGACGGTTTATATTATTTTATTCCTTCTCTTGGAATGACATTATCATTGATAATTACAGCTTTATTTATAGTCCCTAGAATGGAATTCTTTTTGGGACGTAGCTCAGTTGCAGAATGTATGGGAGAAATATACGGTCAAAAGGTTAGACAAATAACGGCTGTTGCCGGCGCTATAGGTGTATCAGGGTTAATTGCAATGCAGTTTAAAGTATTCGGTAATCTAGGTCGTGCAATATTTGATGTTCATTCAGAATGGTTTACTATCGGTATGGGAGTTTTTATAATATGGTATTCCAGATGGGGCGGGATAAAATCTGTAGTTTTGACAGATGTTGTTCAGATGGGAGCATTTGCAATCTCTCTTACCGTCATTGGCGGTGTTATCTGTTATACCTACTATTTCGCTGATACAACTAGCCTTACTAATATAGATAAATTTAATTTAAAACATGTTTTTACAACATATGACAATAGATTACTTGATATGGTTTTACTCGGGTTGTATTTTGCTATACCCAGCCTAAATCCCGCAGCAATTCAAAGAGTGTCTATGGGATTTAGTATAGATCAAGTAAAACGTGCATGGCTGATAGCAGCAGGAGTATTGCTTTGTATTGAATGCTGCAGAAATCTAATTCCCGTACTTATATATCAAATGAACCCTAATCTACAAGAAGGAGAGATATTAGGGTTCATAATTAATACGTATGGCGTTTTCCCGATGATAAAAGGGATTTTAATAGTAGGTATAATTGCTATGGCTATGTCTACTGCTGATTCTTATTTGAATATTTCTTCAGTATTAATAGCTAATGATTTATGGCTGGCAAAAAAATGGGACGAGGCAGATAGATTGCTTCATGCAAGAAACTATACTATAGCAATTGGCGCTCTTGCACTAATTGTCGCCTTATCAAACAGCAATTTACTTTCTATCATATTGCTTACTAATAGTTTTTATATGCCTATTGTAACGGTTCCGTTGCTCTTTGCGATTTTCGGTTACCGTGGGTGTGAGAAATGCGTGCTAATATCAATGGCTTTGGCTTTTGTAGTAGTAATAGGGTTTCTTATATTCTCAAGTATAAAGCCAATTATTCCTGGAATGGCTGTAAATGCCGTTAGTTTAGTGATTTGCCAATATATAGTTAAGAAGAAAGAGAGTTAATTAAAATATAGCGGACTTAATAAAAAGAATTATTAGGTTCGCTTGCAATTTTATATTTATTATCGCGCTTACAGTCCTTACAATTGTTATTTAAAGTAATAAACCAATGCCCCCTGCGAAAATCTATTTTAGCTAACCCTACTTTTTCTAATAGCTGTAGTCTCTTCTTTAAAGTGGCTAAGCATTTTGTGTCAAACTTGTCTAGAAATTCTTTTGCCGTAAGATTGTTATATTTTGCAGAGTCATTTGTACCAGTTCCAAAGCAACATAATTCAAAGTTAAGACATGAATATACCCAAGCTGCCCCTATAATTACTATACTACTAGCTTTAGTATGCTTAAGCATAAAATGCCCTACACTTCTAACACTATGACCATCTTTCAACATTGGTTTTTTAATATTATATAGTCGAATACTGATTTTTGTCATACTATCTTATCTTAATTAGGCTTTGCCATCACTTGCAAAAACTCAATTAATTTTTCTCTTTTCTTTGCCTCTGTAATTTTATTAAATTCTTTTAGCAGGCGTCTAATTCCATTATTATCTAAGTTTTCTTCTACTACAGCATTAATTTCAGGGTTATCCTTAAAGAAATATTCAATTGATACCTTTAAAGCTTTAGCAAGAGTAAATAACTTACCTGCTGAGATTCTATTAGTGCCTTTTTCATATTTTTGAAATTGTTGTATACTTACTCCTATTGCTTTACCGAGTTCCGACTGATTCATGCCAAGCATTATTCTTCTGTTCTTTATTCTGTCGGCTACTAATTTATCAGTCTCGTTAAATCTTTTTCTTACTATCATTTTTTTCTATAATTAATTAAACTTAGGGTAGGTATAATAAATTTTTATAAATTATTCAAGCAATTCAGGCATTCTTGTTCATTTTTCGGTTAGTTCTTTGATGTGATTAATTATAATATCTGTTACTGTAGTTCTACGAAGTAAGGCTTCCATCTTTATCTTATCTTTTAAGGAGCATGGGATACGTATAGTAATAGTATCCATTTCTTCAGCTATAATCTCTTTTAAAGCTTCTTGTGTATGTAAATTATCCTTTGGTTTTCTGGTCGTTAAGCTCATATATAATCTCTATAATTTCATCTCTAATTGAATCTATTTCAAGTGCTGCATCATTACTGCCTACCGAATATACGGTTTGTCCTGTACTTGCCGAAGTGGGATATATAACTCTTTGAGTAGTATATGAATTTAAAACAGGAAGATCATAGTTCTTTAAGGCTTCTATAACTTCTTTGCTTATCTTGGTATTTTTTATAACTCTACTTATTACAAAAGCAGCTAACGGCTTATTATCGGTTATTTCTTGCCTTGCTTTAATTAATCCTATTAAATCGCTGACCGCCCATACGTCATATGGTGAGGGTTGAACAGGTATCAAAACAAGATCGGCAGCTTTTATTGCAACTGCAGACAGCTGTGCAATCTGAGGTGCTCCATCTATAATTATAATGTCGTACCCGTTTTTTACTGCTTCTATATCTTTTTGCATTGAAGGTCTATCTAAGCCTATTACCGGTAATACTTCGCCGTTATTTGCTTCATTCCAGTCTCTTGCCGATCCTTGTGGATCTCCATCCGCAAGTAATACCTTATATCCTGAATTCTGGAATGAATGAGCAAGATTTATTGCGATTGTAGTTTTACCGCACCCACCTTTTTGATTTAGGGTAGCTATAATAAATGGTTTTGTACTAATATTCATATGTAATAATATTATTATATAATAATATATTAAATATACTACATTATTACATTAGTAAAGCATTATATTCTTATGTATTAATGTAATGATGTAATAGTATTAGTACAATTTAACTACGTCTATAGCTTTTCCTGCCTATAATTGCTATATAACATTTTTTATTGTTGCAACCATAGATTTATTATCGTAAAGTAGACACATACTTTAAACAAAAGTGATTTAAAGTGTAAATAAATTATATTAAAAAAGAGGATAAAAATATGTTGAGAAATATTTTAGATAGCGTAAGAAGTAACCTTAGCTCTGGAAATATAAGTATAGATGCTATTGATAGAATAGATATTAACAATGCCACCCCTGAGGATATGCAGAATATATACAGTCGTTTATGCACCATAAAAAGTGATCAAAACAATTATACTTCTGACCTTGAGGTTTTAGCAATAGAACGAGCAATTGACGATATTAAAAATCTACCTGGTTTTGTGCCTGTGGTAGGACAAGTTGAAGATATTGAAACTCCATCTTCTTCAGAAGATCTAGAGATATAAAAAATTTAATTACAGTGGTCCTCATATTAATAGGACTACTGTAAGAACAAGGGATTCTTAATATTAAAGTAATTATGATTCCGACATTTTTGGGACTTCTTCCACTAGACCATCTCTATGAGAACTTACTAAATAACGTAAGGATTTTTTTTCTATTTTTCATAAATATCTCGGGATAATCTTTAGCTATAAGGAGCAGGCTTCGTGCAGGGCTAGACGGGCTATACCTTCCTCGTTCCCAGTTTTGTAACGTAGGTAAAGATATCATAAGCAACCTTGCGAATTCTGCTTGTGTTAATCTGTACTGCACCATACGCAACTCTTTGATAGCACTGGAGGTTATCCAGTTCTGATTTTCTCTAATTTTGTTATATAATTCTAATAGGTCTAACATTTTGTCTCTTGATATTTATAAGCGGATCACTTAGTTTCTTTACATAAACTTTTATAATATATTTATAAGTTAATGTAAAGTATCTATCAATAAGTAATGTCATAAATACTGTACCCATTATTTGTAGCCACCATGTTGATTAGTTGACTGTATCTTTCCTCTATGAATTTTTTATAGAAACTCGATTCAGCTTTAAGTTTTATCTGCTTATTATTTTCATCTATTTCTGCGTCAAGCTTACTAAACAACGACTTATCTAGATTCTCTCCTGCGTTTCCTAGCAAACTAACTATCTCAGTCCTTAATTTACCCCATACCCCGATTCTTGGCGCCACTTCCGATTTTTTATCTTTGTTCCCTATCTTAGTTTCTGTTTCCCTCTTAGGTGGCATTATAAATTCAATATCTTCTATCCATAGACGATGATCATCCTCATTTGTAGTTTCGTGTATTTCCTTTATATGTTTCGATATCATCTCTTTTTCAAAGTCTTTTAGCTCTACATACTCACGTAATTTAAATTTAGCTATATTTCCTACGCAAACGACTCCCATTCTAAATTCGGTTGTAGTTTCTACCATTGTGATACCTTGATAATTTATAAGCAGGTTATAAGCTGTTATAGGCGTTAGTACGGATACAAGCTTTTTCTTCAGACGCCATTCAGGTGATATATCTAGATTATTTTCAATTTTAGTTAGGTAATTTTCTATCTCATTAGCTTTCCAATCTTCTGCCGTCATATTGGCTTTTATCCTAAAATTGGTGTTACTTATTTTTACTTCATCACGCATTTCGTTTTTGAGAACTTGAACCATATAGGCTATAAAGCCTGATTTGTATTTGAAATAAACATCGCTAATCCTCCTTGCCATGTCCTTGATAATTTCTTTTATTGCATTTGAGCTGAAAGATCGACCTGATAACCTCCTTAGAGTATCGCAGTCTTTTTCGGTTGGGTCGATAAAGTCAGAAAGTTTGAGAACCTTCTTACTTGAATCATCTTTTTTATAATTAGATGTAGATCTATTATTAAAAGAATTAGTATTATATATAATAGTAGAAGACCGAATTTTTTCTGCCTCCGAATCTATTTTCTCCTTTTCTTCCACATCTTTTCCCACATCCTCACATGAGTTCTGATTACAAGAGATTTTGTTACTTTCTTCCGAGAAAAATACTTTAGGGTTATCAAGTATTCTAAAAGTGTTCTCGTGTGTCTTAATAATATAGACATTACGATATCTCTTTCCGTCTATAACAATTGATTTATGAGCGTTGACATTGAATACATGATAAATTTGCTTTAGAAGGTTAGTATTTTGATCCTGCTTACATTTAGTAATTTTGCTTAAATAAGCGTGAGTATAGATAGCGTATCCTTGTGCTTTTATCTTCGGTATTGTAACTGAAATTATCTTTATGGCTTTTTCGGATAAGTTTTTATCAGGCTCTTTTGCTCGCGGTATATGTTCCCACTGAATTTGGGTTTTCCTATATTTATTGAAAGAATTGGGTTTAGTTGCATTTGAATCTGTAGTTGTCATATTATTTTTCTTTTTATTTAAACTTAATTAAGTTTTTTAAAAGAAAACTATTGACAAATAGGTAAAACAATTCTATTCTCAGAATTGTTGATTTTTCTGAGTTTTTTTCTTGTTTTTTTCTTTTAAAAAAACATTCGCTCCCTTAAAAAAAAGATAACTTAAATCAAATCTTGGCGGATCTTTATTAAGTTATCTTTACACATCTTAGTTATAATCACAAAGTGCTATTTTTTATAAAAACCTTTTCTAGGAAGCCTGAATAAATATCTATATCTTCTAAATACAGATACATATAAATAAATAAATGTTTTAAAATAGTCTGTCAAGACAATTTTACAAACACTTGAATTTAATATTAAAAATCAAATATATTTTATATAGTAAAAATGTCATTTTCTGAACGTTATAAAGACTTATCTTTAGCAATTAATAATTCTCCTATCGTTTCTGCTGGTCAAAAAAAAATACTAAATATACTAGTAGAGTTTGAAAAAGGGATACCTATGTCTAGGTTAAGTGATTTAACCGGGGCATCAAAACAAGCGCTATACTTTAATATTAAGAGATTATTAGAAAGAGAATTAATAGTACGCGAGAGAAAAATAGTATATATCTATAAAGTAAATGAGCCTAAAATAGTAGAGATATTAGATAGCTATATAGAGAATAAAAAGTATCTAAAAATAAAAGAATAAAAAAACTTTTACTTTCGCTAGAAAATCACTTGACTTATTATTTTAATTATAATAAACTCACAAATAACCTTAGTATTCGTGGTAGAAAAGATACTAAGGGAAAGCAGGTAGAGAAGTTTAGCTTAACACATAGGCAGACCTTTCTTCTCTACCCGCGAATTAACCTAAAAATTTGTGAGGTAAGCCATGACTACAAGAATATTATCTTCAATCAGAAAAACGAATGATTTATTTGATATAATAGATTCATGTAAGCAATATATTGCAGAGATGAGTAATAAAATCAAAGAACCTATCATTAAAGAATTCATCTGTCCTATTGAGACGGTCCCACCCTTCAAGCTAAAAGCAATTACTCCGGCAGAGGAAATAAGCGCAGAAGTAATAGAGATGTTCGGTAACATGGCTAGGGCTTCTTACATAAAAATGCTAAGGAATGAGCGCGAACAAGAAGTTCTAGCTAAAGCAAATCAATATAATATCTCATACAAACAATCAGATATAAGCTGTAACCAGTTTATATCTCAGGTAGATGATTATGAAGAACTGCTATCTAAGGCAGATGAATATAATATTGCTTGGGATATAAGTGTATATGATCCTCTTGGTTTAAAACAAGAAATAGAAGTATTTCAACAAACCGCTTATAAAGATAAATCTAATCAATACTGGGATTATCACACGTCAAAGTGAAAAAGTACGAATAATAAACCCAGTAACCGTAAATTAATAATTTAGTAAGGATTAGTAAGTTATAAGAGAATAAACATAAATTACTAACCTTACGTAGGAGAATGTACACAATGACAGAAGAAAAATCAACTTATTATGCTGTTTTCGAGTATTATATAAATGATAAAAAGAAAATATTAAATAGGAAGCTGCATTTCAAAAATGTACGAGTGGATGATGGATCCAGCGGAATAATAATGGAAAAATGGATTCTGGATCCTTCTATCCTTCCTACTCAATTAGTCGGTCACTTAACCTCAGGAGAAGTATTAAGTTTTAGGGCTAATATTGAATTTAAAGATATTGAAATCTGCTATCCGCATGGAGAGTTAGAAAAAATAAAATGAGGATTTAGAAATGCAAAATAGAGAAGAATGGCTAAGAGGTCGTAAGCACTATTTAGGCGGTAGCGATATAGCTTCAATATTAGGATTAAATCAGTATCGTAGCGCTTTAGATGTGTTTCTAGATAAGACATCCACTTCAATAAAAGATGAGTCTAGCAATTTTACGAAGTGGGGCACAATTTTAGAAGATGTAATAGCAAATGAATATGCTGCTACGTTAGCTTTAGAAATAGAGCCTGAAGAGTCTCCTATATTTCATTTCGAATATTCTTTTTTAGCAGCAAACATAGATCGCTGGGTAGATAATAGGAAATATATTTTGGAATGTAAGACAACTAGTGCATTTAAAGCTAATGAGTGGGGAGAAGAAGGTACCGATCAGATACCAGAAAGCTACCTATGTCAGGTAGCTTGGTACTCAGCTATATGTAATGTTGCTAAGGTAGATATAGCAGTACTTATTGGTGGCAATGATTTCCGCATATACACCTACAATAAAAACAAAGAATTCGAGGATAAGCTAATAAAGATAGGATGTGATTTCTGGCAAAATAACGTGCAAAAAAATGTGCCGCCTAAATGCAGTAATATACATGATATATCAAACTTATACCCGAAGAGCAACGGGGTAGGTAAGAAAGTTAATAGAAAAATAGAAAACAAGCTTCAGCAATTAAAACTAGTAAAAGAAGAAAGTAAAATGCTTGAGGATAAGGTAAATAAACTTAAGTTGGAGATACAAGAATATATGCAAGATTATGATGTTTTAGTCAACGATTCAGGGGAAATAGTAGCATCATGGAAAAATACTTCTCCTAGAGCTTTTTTAGACTTAAAGCGTCTAAAGCAAGATTGTCAGGATATTTACCTGAAATATGTAAACTACGCAAAACAATCACGAATATTTTTAGTTAAGTAGAGGTAATAATTATGAATAATACAATGATAACAAACGCATCAATTAATAGTATTGAAGTAATGGAACGGGCTTTTAAGTTTTCAGAACTAATATCGCAAGCAGATATTATTCCTTCTCAATATAGAGGTAAGCCTGCAAATGTATTTATAGCTGTACAAAGCGCGTTTAGAATGAACCTAGATCCGATGTTAATTATGCAAAATACATTCATTATGAATGGTGAGCCAAAAATGAAAAGTACCTTTGCAATATCACTAGCAAATCAAAGTGGTTTGTTTGATTCAGGGATACGTTACCGAGTGGAAGGTGAAGGAAATGAATTAAGAGTAACGGCTTATACTAACGTCAAAAAGAATAATGGAGAAATATCATTTACAATAGGGATGAAAGAAGCAATAGCTGAGAATTGGATAAAGAACCCTAAATACAGAACGCTGCCAGAATTAATGTTACGTTACAGAGCGGCAACATTACTGATACGCACTCATGCACCAGAGGTGTTAAACGGCATGCAAATGGTAGAGGAATATGAGGATATAGTTGCGTCTAAGTCAGTTATGCCGGCTGAATCAAAGACGCAGTCTATTAGTAATAAACTAGATAACTTATTACCTCAAGAGGATAATACGTTTCATGCAGAAATACATACTGATATTAATGGCATAATGGTTACTATTGATAAGCAGAGTGAGCTTCAAAAACTTATAGAAAACAACTGTATCCCGCAAGAACTGGTAAGTAAATGGTGTAGCAAAGCAGGTGTTGAGACGATAAACGAGTTAGACGACAGCAAGCTGCAGTCTTGTATTGATTATATAGTGCAAAGAAGTGATAATAATGCTGAACACTTAATTCAAGGAGAATAAACATGCCCTCAATAGAAACCACAGTCAATAATTACATAAGATTTGTAGAAGAGGTTATAGATGTATTAGATAACTCTTATGTTATATTACAGTATGATGAAAAGGAAGATGAAGGGCAAGAATGCATTAACGATATACCGACCGGACATAGGATGTTTCATATATCTAATGAAGCTTATCGTAATTTATTTGCACTTATAATGCAGCAGAAGGACCTGGAAGAAGTATTATCAAGTGGTTGTGGCTTTATCGAATCAAGCTGTGGTAAATGTTGCATACTATCAATGGTGCGTTACTATATTATTGAAAAACAAGGACACATTAGTGTGATGGGGTCAAGATTTGGAAATAACCATGAAAGATTATTTGACATATGGCACAAATTTCATAGAGCATTCGATAATCTAGCAGAGAGAACAGGGAGAATAAACATGCCCTCAATAGAAATCAAAGTTAAGAATTACATAAGATTTGTAGAAAAGAATTACATAAGATTTGTAGATGGTGTTATAGATGTATTAGATAACTCTTATGTTACATTACAGTATGACGAAGAAAATGATGGTGAAGAAGATCAGGAATGCATTAACGGTGTACCGACCGGACATAGGATGTTTCATATATCTGAAGAAGCTTATCCAAAATTAACTGAGCTTGCAATACAGCAGGATGATCTTGAAGAAGTATTAGCAGGTCGTTTTGGATTTAGCTTTGTTTCATCAAACTGCTATAAATGCCATATACTCTCGATGATATATTACTATATTATTGAGAAACAGGAACATATTAGAATAGGGGCGGCAAAATTTGAAAATGAATCTGGGCAATTATTCGATATATGGTCAAAATTTCAGATAGCATTTCATAATCTAGCAAGGAGAACAGGGAGAATAACATGAAATCAATAGAAACCAGGGTCAATAAATAAGGTTAAAAATATGGCAAAAGAGAAATTCAAAAGAATATTAGAGCAATTAAATAACGGGTCTTACAAGAAAAAATCTATAACAATAGAAAGTTATGAGGATGATGAGGAATTACTCAAAAATAAAATAGGAGATGAGGAAGTAATTCTTCTTGGTGAGGCATTAAAAAAGAATCCACATGTAGAGAAGATAAGCTTAATTTTGCAAGATGTCGGAGATAAAGGAGCTCAGGCTTTGGCAGAAGTAGATACGATAAAGGATATTAATATATATTGCGGTACTCTTGGGGTTTTAGGGGGATGCGCTCTTGCACAATCTAATTTAAAAGGTTTAACAATAGAGGGGTGTAACATATTTTATGATGAAAATGATCATAGAGTAGGAGAAGAAGCAAAAAAATTCATTGAAGCTTTAATAAATAATAAAACTATAGAAGAATTAAAGTTAGACAGTACATTTATATATAAGAAGTTATTAATTGAATTAATAAAAAATACTAAGTCAATTCATTCATTATATTTAGATGGTAGGAGTTTTAATAAAGAGTTATTTAAAGATTTACATATAAGCCAGAAAGAAATGCATATATATGCCAGAGATGAAGAAATAATTCTTTTAGGCGATGAAATACAAGACAATAATATATAAAAAAAAGAGGGAAAGGTGAGTAAAAAAAGAGTACAACAACAAATAACACCAAAGCAATTATTTGATGAAAAAGGTTTATTAGGGCTAGATTTAGCAGAGGAGTTCGCTAAATCTAGGTGGAAAGTAGAAGATGGAGCTGTTAAACTTCGTACGGAAAAAGGAACAGTACCTTTTGGTAGAAATGCGGGAGCTATAGAGATTATCACCGAAGATAATAGGCAATTTAGATCTCATGGTTTTTCTCAGCCAGCTTTATTTCAAAATCCAAAAGCGCACACAGAAAGAATAATGATGCGTGATGCTCTAGAGGATGTAATGCCTCCAGCCCTAGAGAGGTTAATGCCTTCAGCTCTAGAGTGGTTAATTCCTGAAGATTTTGCTGAAGGCGGAATAAGGAAGCCTAGTCAAATGGCAAGGATACCGGAGAACCCAAAAGAGAAGAAGCAACCTGAAAGATTAATCTTA